TAATAAGAGTCCAAACTTCTTCAAAAGATTTAACTCGTGTTTTATTGCCGAAACATAATATCATCACTTCTGCTGGGTCATCAGTTAAAAATTCTTCATCAATTATTTTTGCAGTTTTTATATAGCCTTTTTTTCCTATATGGGATTTTGTAACTTTAACAATTCCTTCATTTAAACGATAGGCTAGCATTGAATAAGATTGTAAAATTCCCGAAGAATCTTTAATAAGTTTTTTATAAGATTCAGAAACAATAGCCATAATTAATGAACCAAGATACATTGCTTTGTATTTAGATTCACCAGCAGCCGGAGAATAATATGCAAACTCAGACCATTTTAGATTATTAGTAAGCATTAAATCTACTTGGGCAAATCCTAATGTTGAATCACCGCATATCGGGATTTCTATTGAAATTTGATCAAAGCCTGACATTTTATAAGTCTTATACCCCAATTCAGTAAATATAAAATCAATTGTACCCACCGTAATATAAGAGCTTTCAATAAGAATATCAAGATCACCATACATTTCTCCTTCTGCTTTCTTACAATAAGAACCAGCAGGGATAAAAGATCTTTTATCCAAATATAATTTATTTATAAGAATATCTGATATAAAACCAAATGTGCCTATTAGTTCAGTCTTTGTTAGCCTTCGGCTATTTGAAATTGCTTTTCCACTCATTATTTTAGTTTTGAATTTCTTTATCGAAAGTAGTTACACATGATGTTAAAAGATTAAATAATGCTCCTATAACTTCTTCATCATTAAATGTTAGTTGTTCTGTTGCATAATTTGTATAAAAATTTTCATAATCATTATTAAGAACATCTTGACGAAGTATTGAAGCTGAAATAGGTTTCCCATTATTTCCATCCGTTCTATCTATGTAAATAGCCGGCTTTACATCTACAGGAAATTCTATAACATTAACACCTTCAGGAAGAGGGTATTTTTTAGATGCATAATCGTTGACAAATTTATTAACTCTTTTGTAATCTTCTCCTTTTTTAGAGCAACCCATTGCATATGTACCCTTTTCGGCTTTATCTATGAAATGATAAGCAGCCAACACAGGAGATATTTCGTTTACTGCTTTCACAATAACCTTTGGATAACCCTTTAATACGAGCTCAATAATTTGAATTGCTTGTGATTGATCAAGGCCATCACGAACACTTGGTCCCACAAGAAGAATAACTTTTTCCACATCAGGATTACTGACATATTTATTAATCATGTCTAAGTGACCCATATGCAAGGGTTTGAACCCGCCCGGTATTAAAATTGTTATCATGTAAATTGATTTTTAGTGTATATGTGCAAATATAACTAAAGTTTTTGAAAGAAAAAATAAATATGCACAATATTTTACTGAGATTTTGAATATTTTACAGCTTGCAATCCAAGTTCAGTATAAACCAAACCATCTTCTGTAATTTCCATAAATTTATTCGCGATATATGCTTTTAATATTTCAGTAGCAATTTCTTTAGTTTCTTTAATACAGTCAGATATTTCTTTATCTGTCAAAACTCTTACTCTTCCATCTAATTCTCTTTCATTTAAATGATTCTTGATGCTTGAAATAAGTAAATTACGAGTCATAAAGGGTACTACAAACATACTATCGAATTCGCCATTGTTAATTCTTTGACTGATTTTATTCAGGAAAACTTCATTATTAATATTCTTCATTTTAAGTATAATTTTTAATTTATTTTAACAAAACTTTAATTAATATTTAACAAAACTTTAACATTTTTGTGTGAAACTTTTTTGAGGTGTTCCATATAATTAGTATCTAAGGCTCAAGGAAATGTTATATCTTTCGTGAGTGGCTATTTTTGATTTATTGTCTGTTTATTTGTCTAAATATGCATTCATTTCGATTCCGTCTCGCGGGCACTGTTCAAGTTTCTCTTTGATTTGTAAGGTTTTTATTCGCATTTGGTGTTGTTTAAGATTTCCTGCATCAAAAGTCTTTCCACAATGTTCACATTCATACTTTTGCCTGTTTAAAGCGCCTATTCGCATATTTTCTTTTGCTTGTTCAGTTTTGGCCGGTTTTTTAGCTTTACGTAATTTTTGTTTTTTTATATTATTTCTTTTATCAGCTTCTATTTTTCCATATTTTTCAACCCATATATCATATGCACACTTATTAAACATACCATTGTTCTTCCCTGATGAATTTTTACTTTGTTTATTTCTATATTCTTCAGTTTGATAATTAATTTTATCTCTATTTTTGGCGCTTATCTGCATTTTAAATATAGATTCTTCAGAATGCTTTTTATGATATCTTCCGTTTTTATCTCCGGATATTAAATAACCCTTCCCATACATCGAATTTTTTTCTCCTTTTCCACACTCTCTGTCTTTTCGTGTTTGTATAATTTTTTGTATTTCTTCAACACTTTTAATTCGACTTAATTTTTTCTTGTGATCTTCAGTTAAATGCTTTCCACGGTGAGCATTTCCTATTTTTATTTTAGTTTCATCTGAAACTGCTCTTAAAACATATAATTCTCTTAAATACGCATAATCTCGAGCAGTGACTGTATATGTACGATCATGATTTGAATTTTTTGTATAACACATCCAATGAAAGGCATAAACTAATTTAATATTTTCATAATAAATATACGTCAATAATTTATGGCACATGAAATGTTCTTTAGGAACTAATAAAACTAAATTTTCTTTATTATTATCTCCTCCTATACATTTTGGAAGTATATGATGATTTTCATAATATATAAAATCATCATGATTTTTATGTAATTTAATTCTATTTTCAGATTTAGCTTTTTGAATAATAGTATTATAGATTTTTAGATGATTCATAGTATATTTAATTGATTATTTTCTTTAGCTATAAATGTTTCTATGACCCAAAAAGCGTCTACAAAATCATCTATCCCCATTATCCAATTATTCTTTTTTCCACTTTGAAATTCAGATGGCGAATTTATGAGTGATTCTCTGAATTCACATTCTGGCCCATTAACAATAAATGATTGAATCATCTCTGGTTTTCCCATTCCCTTTTTTGCACATCCGGCCACGCTCTTTATCGTTATAGGAGAATATGTAAACATTCTATCTAAAGAAACAAATTTTGATAAGTAATGCATTAACATATACTTATAGGCTCCTAATTGAATCACGTGAGCTCCTGAGGAGGCATAAGAGAGACCTTCAAACACTATATAAGGATTACTATTAAGGTAAATTTTCAGTGACTCCTGAATCAATTCCGATAAATATTGTGCATTTTTAACTCCATATCGCATAAGATCAGAAACATCAGTTCCTTTTTCCTTATCATCTTCTCGATTAAATAAAGTTACACCAGAGTTGTTATATAAATCAAACATTTTTAGTTTCATACCATAGGGCCATCCAAAAAATTGCCAAGTAGGTAAAAATGGGAAATCTGTGGTGTAAATCGCAGCCGCGGGTTTATTGATTGAAAAATCAAAGCCAATTATAGTCATCCAATAAAGTTTAAAAATTATTTTCCTAATGCAACTCCCATTGCTGTTGATACGAGGCGACTCGTAAGTAATTTACCAAGTGGACCATCTTTATTAATTCCCAGTACATTACAGATAGCATTTCCTATGGCAGGACCTACAAGTGCACCAACCGTGCCCCCGACTAGTGCTCCAAATAGACCCTCGTCAATCTGCTCACCCTTTTGAAGTTTTTCAACTAATACATTATAAACATGTTCTGCCTCTATAATTTGGTCAGGAGTGAGATCTTTTATTTGTTCTGATTCAAATATTTTTGAAGTATTTGCATATTTCAAATCATAATATGTAGGAAAGTCTGTCATTATAGTGTTTGTTTTATATATCTATCTTTTTAGTACTGAATCGTATACTTTAGATAATTTTTCAGCTTGACAACTCCAAGTATGATTGTCACAAATTTTAATACCAGCATCTATATATTTTTGTTTATCTTCTTGTGAAAGATTAATCAATTTTTGGAAAGCTAATTCAATGCTATTTACTGTAGTTCCACAATTAATTGCATAATCTTCAGTTAAAAAATCTCCCATTCCATTAACAAACGATGACAATAAAATTGATTTACTAGCCAATGCTTCTAATGCCACAATGCCAAAGGGCTCATGTATTGAAGGAATTATTATAGCATCTGCTGTCATCAACCAGTCAATTTTTTCCTGACCATATTTAGCACCAACAAAATAAGCATTTTCTGTTTTGTTGCAAAAATCTACCATTGCATCAAATAATTCACTATTTCCCCCGCTTGTAGTTCCTATGAAAATTAGATCAATTTCATTTGGAATTTTACACTGAATAAGAGTTTGTATGTTTTTCATTTCAGCATATCTTCCTATATATACAAGTTTGATTGGATTATCTCCTGGCAACTTAACTTTTGTTTTGCTTACCCATTCATTAGAGTTAATTCCATTATGAATTATAGTAGTTTTTGGTAATAAAATAAATGGAAATAATTTTGCGTAACTTTCTGAAACTTGAATTATTGCGTTAGCTTCAATTAACCCGCTAATTTCAATAGCGCATGCCATCTGATATGATAAAACTTGTAAATAATGCGGATGTTCTATTTGTTTTTCAATTGATAATTGCATCGTAACTACTAAAGGAATGTTATAGTGTTGAGCGATTATTCTACCAGCCCAAAATGCACTCCAATCAAACGCATGAACAATATCGGGTTTATCAGATAATGACAATGCTTTTTCAATAAATAATGATTGATTTAAATAAGTTAATGAAAATGGCTCAGGATTTCCATCCAAGGTGTTCATTTTCATTACAGGATAATAATGATAATTTCGATTTCTAAATTCTTCTGAATTTGCGGAACCGATTACGTTAAAAACATAATTAGGTGGAAAGACGTCAAGCATATTTCTTGCTTGTTCGCCCATTCCACCCATAGGTTTTTTTAACTCATCAGGAATTAAAATTAAAATATTATTCATAAATAGCTACTTTAAAACCTAACGAAGCATTAGGAGTAGAGTCCACATTTTTAAGCGCTATATTTAGAATAGTAGAACTATCTAGTTGTGTTAACCATGCTGATTCACACTGAACCTTTTTATCTAATCCTAAGAATCCTGTATTTAATGCTCCATACCATCCAACCAATACTCCTGCTCCAATATTTTCATATGAAGATATGCCTCTTACTAAATAAGAATTTGTGTTATATTGCTCAGCATTTCCAGAACTTATCCACCATTCTCTAGCAGTTTTTAAATAATTTGAAGTAACTCTTAACATATTTGTTGGCACAACAAATGAATTATTTGGCAATTGAATTAATGTGTTAATACAAAAATTATATTGTCCGGCTATTGTTAAACCATCTTGAAGTGCTGGCAAATCATTATTTCTTCCAATAAAGATTCTTGATATTAGTGATATGCTTGAATCCATAGCAGTTGAACTAAAAAACCCTATTAAAGCATTTGTTTTATTATGCAAAGAACCTAAATCTACAGTTACAAGAGATCTTACACCTGCAGCAATAGATGGGATATTTCCCGAAGCTATTTTAATAGATGGATCTAAAAATACACCTCTAATCTGATTAACGGAAGCTGTTTTATTAGTGGATGCTTGTACAATTGCTATACTACAAGTACCATCCAAATATTCAGCTTTTGGAGTTACTGTCGGATCAATTGCCGGAAAATAATTTGCCAATTGATTACTTAAATTTAACACTAAATCAGCTACCATTTTTGCTGGGTCTGAATCATTGTAAATTACTGGAGGTGGAATAAATTGATTCATAAATTCAAGTTATTTTAATTCTTAAACATTTTATTTTTCTATATATATTCACTTATGCTTTCTTATAATGTATATTTTAATTAGTTAATCTACGCGAAATTTTATATCTATTATATAATAAATTTAAAGAAAATGTATTGAATTCAGCAGCAACTGTAGAGTAACTAATTGGTAACTGTGATAATAAAGTAGGAACTATTTTCTGAAATTCAAATGTCATTAATTCGAATCCATGATGATCAAGAAAACTTACATACATTGATGGCCAAAATGGTTGTTTAATACCATATTGTTGAAATAATTCTATTTGGTCAAATAGCATCCAATACGTTATAAACCCTTCAGTTAATTTAAATGTAATTGTAATATTTTTGTCAAGCATTGGCTCAAGTTCTTTTCCTCCACGATATTTTATATTAAACATTGTCTGAGGTTGATTAACAGGAGTAAGCACGACTTCAGGAAATGTAAGAGATTGAACAGTTGCATTAAAATAATCTTCAAGGGATAAATATTGAAGTTTTAATCTTTTAACTACAGGTGTCCAACGCTCTCTTATTTCAGGATAGAAAAAATCCTGCGGAAAATAAATTGTGAATTGATTTAATTTTGCATTTAAAATACTCATTGTTAATTATTTATATTATTCAATAGAAGATGAAGCAACCGCAGCATTTAATGAATTGACTTGTGCCTGTAATTCAGCTATTTTAGCTTGTAAATCCGTAGCTGTAAACATAGTACTATAATTAGAAATAACTGCTTGTAAGTTTGTCATGTCATAATATGTTCCTTGATAGAATGTATATTCACTTCCATTAGGATTTTTTACTATAATAGAATATACGTTATTTGCTTGTATTTTTAATGTTGATAATTGATTCTCTGTAAGTTTAAATTCAATTTCACCAATAGTGGTATTCATATTAGTTGAATATGTTGGGCCTACTTCAATTTTAGAATTATCATCAAGAATAAATGACAACGCATAATTAAAAGCACCTGATAAATCAACATTAACTTTATCACCATTTGTACTAACTCTTTCAAATTTAAATTTATATATAGAATCAGTCGCTTTTAAAAATAATGGGCCAGCTCCATTAGGAAAAACTTCATTAAAAGCATTCATAACAACTGTAACTGTATCATAAAACACTTTTACATATTTTATTTTTTCCAAACCACTACCAGTTAAAATATTTGGTTTTTCGGCATCAAGTTTGTTAAATACTTTATAAGGAATGATATTTTCTACGTTAATTCTTGAAAACTTTAATCCATATTTTTTAGGATCAGTAGATGAAAATGATGCCTTTCTAATAATTTGAGTTCCATCCATTCTATTATTTAGTCTGCATACATATTGAATAGAATATGAAGCAGCTATATCAGAATTGATTAAAATTGGGCGTAAAAAATTAGGATTTGAAAAATTTTCATCCTGAGTAAATGCATATTTTTGAGTAAGAATAGAAGCGCCCGGTATTTGTTCATATACAGAAATTTCATGAATAACAACCCATTTGTTTGCACCTGTTCCATAAGTATCTGTAAATTCTTGAAAATTATCATTAGGATTATTAGAAGTATAAAGTGGAATTCTTCCAGATTCTATATCTCCCATATAATTTCCAATAATCAAATTATTCCAAGTAGCATAAAATTCAATGTAATCACCTGCAGTAGATTCAGCAATATATGCATTGAAGTTATCTGCGTTACTTTGAACTGGAAGCTGCAAACTTGTGTTTTCACTAAGAATGTAGTAATTTTCTACAATATCATATATTGTGCTATATGTAATGTGAACATCACTTAAATTTTTAATGCTAAGAACAGTTTCAATATCTTTGCTTAATGATTTGTTTCCCAACGCTTGAACTGATGGAATAGATAACTCTAAATATTTATCATAGAATTTATTTCCAAGAAACAATGTATTTGATGCAAACTTGATAACATTTCCATCAACTATTTGAGGTTGTTTTGCATACGTAAAATTAGCTAAATCAATTAATTTACCTGTAGAAGTTTCTGCTTGAAATTGTAACAAAAATCCACCGACGTCACTAAAATTATAACCAGAAACTATATGTACTTTTATTTTATCAAGAGGATATGATGTAGTAGTAAGAGCTGTTGACGCTTCCCAAAATAATGGGTATGTCGATTCATAACTTACTGGGTCAAAAAACCACGTGGCTCTATTAACATCAGCTTGTATTGAATTAAGAGGTAGTACATTATGTGTAGTGCTTAACGCCGTTGAACCCTCATGAAAATATGTAGTATTAAAACTAGCATCTCCTACAACCATTGGCAGAGTTAACGCAGTTTCCACACCATCTCTATTAAACTCATATTCCAAGAGTAAAAATTCTGATAACGCGACGTATTTTGAAATATTATTAGCCATTATATAAATTTATTTTTTAGAAACTATAAATGTTCCATGATAAAACAGGCCCTATTACAAGTCCGTATCCTCCTTTAGTTACATTAAATCCTGCAGCAGTACCCAAGCCTATACTAAAGCCCTGGAACCAATGTTTCTTTTTCATTAAATCTTTGAAAAATGGATTAGAGCTCGGGTCAATAAGAACTCCAGATAATTGTTCAACTGTAAATCCGGGATATTTACTTTGTATGAATATTCTTAATTTATCTTTTTCTACTTTTTGTCCCCATGTGATATCTATTTGAGTAACTCTTTTAGTAAGTTCTGTATCTACGTGTTTAAGAATAAGAGGATTCTTTTTAAGAATTTTTATAGTTGTCTTTCCTGTAAAAATATCAAAATTTGTTAAATCATACTTGAATGGCAATGTCCATTCAGCAACAAATGTATTTGAATCTACTTTAACTAGTTCACCTATTATTTTATCTTTTTCTACAAGATATTTACGAAGAGTATTAGTGTCTTGTATTAATTGAATCACGGCATTATTTAATGAAATAACTTTTCCAGATTGCTCTTTTACTTTTGCATACAAGTCTTTATTAAGATTTTTTAAATCTTTTTCTGTTGATACATATCCTGCTATAGAAGTTTGTAAAGCTCCACTTTTTAATCTCTCATTTTTAAGAGAGTCTGTAAGAGCAATTTGATTTTGGTTGCTTATAGCTTCTTTACGTTGAAATTCATTTATTCTTGAATGTTGAATAAGCATATAAATAATTAAGCCAATTACTACTATTGCTAGAAAAAGCTGTGTTTTTACAAAAGCCCATACTTTTTGCGCGTTTGAAACAGTTACTACATTTTTTAATGTTATCATGATATTTTTATTTTAGTTAAGCAGGATTAGGATAAAATTCCACATCTACTTCTGTAATTAAAGGTGCTCCTATTACATAGATCTGTGGTCCAGAATTATAATTTACATTAATTGTAGCTTTAATATCTGCTTGTCCTTGTCCTCCTGGAATAGGTGATGTTACCCAATCTACATTACTTTCTAAAGTAAAACGTAGTGGAAAACTACTATATGGCGTTGATATTGATTGAGCATATTTATGTTTAGTACTTAATATTGCGCCCGGATTTAATTCATTAGATTCTGATGTCCAAGCAGATGTTGATAATAAAGTGCCTGTTTTTGTTCGTATTACTAATGATACGTATGGATTCTCTACAGAACCTCCAGGAACTTGAAAATTTGCAGCGTTAAAATCTATTGAAGTAATAACATCAACCGTAGTTGTTAACGGAAGATTATATAAACTTATATCATATACGACAATTTGTTTTTTATAACTTGTACCATCAGATGTGATTGTATTTGTAATAAGAAATGCTCCTGCAGTAACATCAGTTATATCTCCTTGTTGGATTATTGAAACATCTAAATAATGTCCAGCATAGGGATAAATTCTCATTACTCCAAGTCTTGGTCTGCCTGTATTTTCTTCAGCCCCAACAAAAATTGAACCGTCACATCCTGAAATACCTAATCCTGTAGTATATGAAATGATGCTCATAGCTGAATCTGGGTTAGTTATTAAAGTAGGTGGGTACCAAAGTATATTAGAATTAACATCGAAACCGAATCCAGGCCCAACACAAGCATCTCTTGACATAGGTGCATACACAGGTTCGACAGACAGAGTGCCCGAAAATATTGTGCCATATTCCGAATTTCTACTCCAGCCATTTTTAAATAGCTTCATATAAAATTCATATGGATGTTGATCAGTATTACATAATCCATTAATAGATATTGTTCCCACAGGTTCGACATTTGAAAATACCAGTGGTTTAACAATTGAAGCATCTAAACGATAAGTATTTCCATTAAAAGCAAGTACTTTTTCATAAAAATGTAATTCACCTTGTACACTTGAATCATTTGTAAAATCAGAAAGATTCCAAGATATTTCACAATCATTCATATTTGTCACTCCATTAAATGATGGCGGCGCTCCTTCAAAATTTGAATCAAATAATGAATTGGCATTTATTTCATGATTTGTTAAAATTGCTCCATCAGGAGTATTAGGAGTAAATGTGTTAATCCCATATTGTTTAGTTATAATCATAGATGAAACGTCAAATATTAAATTTGTGTCTCTTATTACTCCAAGATTATCAACATTTCCAATTCTAAAATTTGAGCTAGCTTCTTCATATACAATTGCTAATGCGTCTTTGTAATTTGTACTACCAATTGTATATGTAGTAAATGCATTTATATCACCGACTTGTTTGATGTTGGTAAATTCGATTCTAGTAAAATTAATAGGAGGTATTCCATAGATATCATCCGGGGAACTTGTATAATCAACAGATCCTGAAGCAGTGTGAACATTATCTATAATGTATTTTTGCCCTATATTACTATTGAAATAACGAGCATATCCTTCACTTGATGAAGCACCAAGTGGAACAAAAAATCCTCCGAGATTTATGTTAGCATACTTGTATTCATAAGTATCAGTTTCTGAATTTATTTCATATACTTTGCCTTCAGCATCTATGAACAAATCGCCCGTAACATAAAGTCTTCCATCTGGTAGAGGCAAATTCCCTAATATCCATAAATCAGTATTATTAATTATTCTATCAACAATTCTTGGGTCATTAATTGGGTCAATGCCTTCAAAATTTGTAAAGTACATTGATAAGCCTTGAAGCCCATCGATACCCTTAACGCCTTTTGATCCAAAGCCGGGCTTTCCTGGTGCATATTTTAATTTATCATTCATGAATCTTCTTTATTTATATATTTACGCATTTTATAATGATATTCGAGTTGAAATATCTGATGAACGCTCCCATCCGTCTTGTTTAACCATCATGTGATAGTTGTATCGTTGCCCTATTTTAAGGCCATCAAATGTAACATATCCTGTCGGTTCTACATTATGTAGTATTATTGACGATCCTTCTGAAACATCTAATAAATTATAAACTTTTACAGTAGATGAGTCTTTTGAAAAATATAAATCACCTGATACTCCCGACCCAGATGCAAAATCAGCCAATGTCCAATATACATTAATTTTATGAGCTAATGAAGATGAACTATAAAAACTTAAAGGCTTGGCATTAAAAGATGGATCATTGAATAGAGTAATAGGGTTAATTTCTCGATTTGTCAAGATATTTCCATCTGGTGTATTTAGTCCAAAATTATGAGGTCTATTATGAATCACTAATGATGCATCTAATGTCAAACTAGTGTTACGTATAGTGTCTAGAAAATCTACATTGCCAATTCTAAATGATTCAGTATTAACATCATATACTATTGCTAATGATTGATTATCATCTACAAATTTATTCTCCGCTGTAGAGTATAATGAAAAGGCGTTTTTAGAATTTTCAGATATGTCACAATATTCTATTCTCGTAAATTCCTTTAAAGGCACTCCATAAATAGTTTTGCCTGTTACATAATCATTAGGAGTTAACATTCTTACATTATCGATTAAATATCCCTCACTTGGATTATTGATGTTATAATATCTTCCGAAACCATCTGGAGTATCAGTAAGCCATTCAAAGAAATCTACCTTTGAGAATTTGCCAACAGTGGGTGAAAATGTAAATGTCTCAGCATCTATAGTAAAAATGTCTCCTTTGGCGTCTACTAATAAATCACCTGTTACATAAGTTTTGCCTAAAGGTAATGATGTTTGAGGAGGAGCACTACTCCATAAGACGTAATTATTTTCTATAGCATTTTCTATATTAGCCATATTAAATATTGCATCAAAATCTGTAAAATACATAGACATTCCTTGAAAGCCGTCAGATCCACTAGCACCCTTAGCACCATATCCTATTAATCCTGCTGAGTATTGATATTTCATGTGTTATTATTTTTCTGTTAAAGTTAATGATGCAAAATATGAAAAATTTCCAGATTTTGGGATATCTATGTTATACAAATATTCATTATTAACATAAGATAACTGACCATTAAAATTTTGTTTACTAAGAGCAAAATCACTATCATTAACTAAATGTAATAAAGTGCCATCAAACGGCTTGATATAATACTTCAAAACAATTTTTGGTTGGCTAATATTATAATATCCCAGTATCGTAGTTTTTATGTAATTAGAAATGGCGATATTTGAATTATTGAAACTTGCCCAATTTGATATAAACATAGAGTTAGTTTTAAACAATGATAATATTGCTCTTGATATATTAAGTGATATTAGTATATTCGAGTTGGTTGATGTATATGATGCTGTAGTTATGTCCCATTTTTCTAATGTAATATCATTTGGTAATTTAGGAAGTTTAGAACCAAAGAAAGATGATAATTCATTAGCACTTTCATAGCCATTTACTAACAAATTATCCTTTGTGTAATAATTAGCATCCCATTGTGATTTAAATACATTGTAATTCGGAACAAACGATATAGCGTTTCCGGCTGATACATCAGTACCTGATACAGTAGTAACTACTTTATTATACCAAAGTTGCGGAATATTATTATATGCTCTTAAATTTGTATTGCTAAATGTAAAATCCTTTTCTACAGTATTGATTAAAGCTGCGTTTTCATTCGATTTAAATTCTAAAATATTGTTAAATTTTGGCTTAAACCAACCATTATATGTTGTCATACTTGCGTATGTTCTTGGCTGATTAATTGATACAGAAAGCGGGTTAACTACACTGCCAAAGCTTAAACTTGTAATTATTTCATCACCTCTTAAAATATAATACATTATATATGATCTTGATGTTTGAAGCAAGTATTGTAATGTATTATAATTTGTAGTGTTATTAACATACATGTTAGTATTTTCATTGTATTTATATCCCGAATTTACGACATAATCTCCGAATGTATTCGCGTTTTGCTTATATTCATAATCAATGTATTGTGCAAATGTCTCAAAAGATCTTGTATTATCAAGCAAAAAAACATCTCCGATAATAGTGTTTTCGCCAAAAGCATGAAATGTAGATTTAAATAAATTAAGATTGTTATTGAATTGAGCATAAGGTCTTGTCATACTTGTGAAGTATGATGAAGGCATTCCATATACAGACTCTAAAGTCTTTTGAATAGTAGAGTTATTGACAATAAAGGGCGTCTTCACAAATGAATATTCTGGAGGGGTACCCTTTCCTGTAATAAATCCATAATCGTCTCCGTCTAATAAACCCTTGCCTGGTAAAAATGACGAATACCTCATAGAATAATTGAGCTCATCATTGCCTTGATACCAAACCATTAGAATAGTTTTTGTATTTTCGTTAACGATAAAATCTATCGGTCTATTTGAATTTTTATTTTTTGAAGGAGTCGATATAAATGAAAATTTAAATCTATTATAATTTTTAATGTCAATTCCAGTAGATGCTATACTTTCAACTCTAATTGAAAGACTTAATCCAAGTAAAATAACATCAATACTATTTTTATATGCGTTGTAATAACAAATTGATGATCTAGATTTAGTAGATTCTATGTTGTAATTTGTGTATATTAATTTTGAGAAATAATCATTGTATGGATTAGCCAACATAGCTTCTTTTATAGTTGAATATGTAGAACCATCTTCGATTACATCATTTACATCATAAAATATATAATCTTCCCATGATCTTCCGCCCGGAGATAAATACTTAAATGAAGGATATGAAATTTCTTGATTATACGCAGTTGTTGTAGGAATAAAATTGGTGCTTCCATTTACGAATAATCTTAATGGATTGTTCCTGGCGTCATTTCCAAGACCTACCCATTTAGAGATTAAAGGAACTATTAAACCGTGTTTTAGAAGTGAACTCGAATCATAGTAATTACCGAGAGATACATCAGAGTTACCGTTAGATACATCATAATTATATGAACCATCTAATACAGCGTAAGTTATAAATGTCGGTGTAGTGGCGGCCAAAATTAAACTAGCATCAAAGGTATTCATTAAAGAACCTGCCGAATATCCTGTATAATAATCCTTTTGATATGCTATTCCATCTCCTTGACTAATGACAAATGAGCCTTTAACTGTCATAGCCACAGATGAATCTGCACCTACAAACATACTATATGTACTTATATCATTTTGCCTACTATAACTATACTCATTAGTTACTCCCAATACCGGATCATTAACAGTAAAATCAATATCTTTTACTTGATTTATTCCCATTAATGAAATGTTTACAGGATATATGTTATAAGCATTAAACAAATCACGTAGTAATAAAATTTCATCAGATGTCATTATTAATACATTATCTTCTAAACTAAATGGGTCTTGAACATACTGATATGTGTTAACTCCTACTTTGAAATTAACAATACTTTTATACCAGCCAGCAAGATTTTGATATAATGTAGGTGTTTCAAATTTATCAAGAATATTGTTTATAGCTGCCACGCTATAAAAATTATTCAATCCTCTATTTAAGAATGAAACTGAAATACTTTGACGGTTTCCAAAAAATTCAAAATCTATTGGCCCATAAGTTGAATCATATTCGATAGTTAATAAATCTGATAGGATAGGTGTAAATCTGCCAAAGAATGTTATGTCACTTGCTAAAGCTGCATTATTAAAGCCTGATAAACTGTCATTTAGATCATTTAACGTAGATGCAGTGATTCGTTGAAATACCCATCTATCATCAAAATTAGCGTTTTCATTTAAAATCAAAGATAACCAATCATTTCCTCGAATTCCGACATAAAATTGGCTTGTTTCATATTTCGTGAATCTTTCGAATGCCTTTTCAATTTCCCTTAATTGGAATTGTATGTCACCATTTACATTAAAGAATGTTCTGTAAACTATGGGTCTTCCGTTTGATGAATCCGTTACAGAACAATTTGGAACACATTTATAACTACTAGCATCTATGCCATAAACTTCCCATATTGTGTTTGATGTTTTATTGATAATTCTTAGGTGTTCTCCCTGTTCTAATGCGGTATTAAGGGTAAAACTTATAAATGGATTACCATTATTTTTTATAACTGGTGAACTAAAAATATTTTGATTAGGCTTATTTACATATTCATTAAATGTAGTCCCATCAACCTGGGCATTATTCGTAAAACGTTTTAATTGAACATCATCATTAACAACGAATAGTCTTGTTTTGAATTCATCTGCTATCGTTCCGTCAACATTAAAAATTTCTGAATTTAAAAATAAACTACTGTCCTTCCCATCCATTGATAAAATAGATACTGGAGAACTTTCATTTTCAGCATAATAAGCTATCTTGTATAAAATATTTTCGGTTAAATAAAGTCCGAAGTAACGGTTCATTGAATATAAACTAACATCTTCATCACTAAAAATGAAATTCATGTTAATTAAATTAGGGCATAACAAGTTATTTCTTTCAAATCCTTGAGATACAAATGCATTTAAATCTGTAAAATTATCGGCGGCTTGATTAAAGAAATATGTAGTTTCTGAACGACCCGTCATGACTCCTTTATCGACTGCCATGCCATACCAAGTATTTGGGTCAGATTCGATTTGAGCTGGGTCTGTTAATGATAAGAAAACCGGTGCTTGTAATTTTACAACGTCGTTAAGATGTGTTGTCAAATATTTTCCAAGTGGAGCTTCGGATTTCATACTCCAGCTTCGTATGATATTGCTATCTTCTAAATATTTAAACACTAAATTGCTTAACGAATCGGTTGTATACGTCTCAGGATTATAAACACCACTTAATCTAAAAGCAGCAAAATAATCTGGAAGTTTTGAATTAATCCAAAGTGGAGCAAGTATGCCATTATCTTCAGCATATAATTCATCTTCTAATAATTTAGCACCATAATTATATGTAGTGTCATATTGATCTGATAAATTTGTTTTGGGAATACTTATATTAAGAGTATTTTCATCACTTACTCTATACAATTCTCCCAAGGGAAGTGATGAAAAAGTTCTTCTGATATCACTTGATAGAATGCTATTTGCCGATACTTGTTGTTTTCTATATTTCTTATTTGATAATATGTCAGAAATTTTAAATGTATCAAGATACATATTTTCGCTAGTATCTACATTCAAAGTTATATTTCCAGTGAATTTGGGATTAGAACGTATCAACATATAAGAAGCTTCATCATCTATAAGAGCATCATCTATAGGGTACGTGTTTATGTTTCCTTTTTCTATAATGTATGGTCTGTTTAATACATTAATTACTCCTTGTTCTTGATATGATGAAAAATCAGACACATCATAAATATCAAATCTTAATATTTGGTCGAAATTATAATTCAACGGGTTATAAATATGAAAACACGCTGGGTCTAGTGTAGCATTTAAATGTACACAAAATTCTGGTGTAGGATTAAGAGGATCGTAACTTCTAATATCTAATCCGTTAACATACAATGTTCCTGGTGCTGGTAATTCAGCATATGTCGTATTAGGAATTATCCAGAAGTCTTCTCCAGGAGCTCCATCATACGTATATTGCAAAAATGCCTCAGGATTTTTAGAAGTTAAGACTACTGTATTATTGAAATTTTTAATAAAACCCATTTCTAATTTTTTTAAATTATTATGTCGGCAACAAATCTTTCATATACAGATGGATCTGCATTTACCATTGCTTGTAAAAGTTGTTGAAGTGTTCCAGTTATTTGCCCATAAGTACTAACAGCTCCTGTGGGTTTAGCTACTGTAATAAAACTATAAGCTGCTATATTATCTATCTGAGATTGTAAATCTGTTGTTTTGACATTATTAATTACACCTGCGGAATTCTTTGATTTAAGGTCAAACGCTAAATTAGCAGCTTGATGTTTGAAATATGTACCTGTTCCCGAATTTGGGTTAGGAACACTGTCTGCCAAGTGAGTGGGAACTCCGGCGGAAGACATAGTTTCATCTAATTTAAGTGTAGTTGCTTCAGCTGCAGCGTCTGCCAAAATATTTGAAATTTGATTAGAGCCTTCAATGTTTGCAGGAAAATCTATAATTACTGTTGGTGACCATTCAGATTTTACTGGATTTGTTGGCCAACCGGCTTCACTTAAAGAACGAATTTTTATTTCAACCTTTTCACCCTTAGATATTGCAATGTCTATTTGATTTATGTTATTTACATCACCATCTCCTATATTTTCTGCTTTCCAAACATATGTGTTTGATGAAACGTCAAATACTTTTTCTTTAACTTTAGTAGATTTTATTTCCCAATCAGTATAAGTTCCTCTTACTGCTTGTCCAGTACTTGCATCAGTATAAATGTAAGTATTTAAAGCTACTCCAGTATTATCGAGTTTTAAATATCTATATGCATATTCAAATTGAATAATTTCCTGTGCTGGAGAACCCTTTGGATTAGGAATTGGAAAAAATCCACGAATTCTATATATTGCATCAGATGTAACTGCAGAATTTTCATATGCTACTGTAGCTAATGATCTAACCAAAGATTGGTATTCTATAGTTTTCTTTGAAAGATCGTTAATATTTGCAGTTATTTTTGCATTTAAATCTGACCTTGAGCCAACATCTGTAAGTTCGGTTAATTGTGCTTTTTGTTGCGATATGGTATTTTTTAAACTATTAATAATAGTTTTTGTGGATTCTATTTGAGTTTGTGTATTTTTAATAGATTCAGTATCTAGCGCAGCGTTCATTTGAGTATTCAATTGTTTAACTGCAAAATTAGAAGCCGAGAAAACAGGAGCATCTGGAGTTACACCAAAGTATGCAGGAATGTATTTTTCCTTTGCTTGACCCTCTAATTGTCTTCCAAAATCCGAAACATATTTTTTATAATATTCATCTAGATTCATTGTGCTATTTGTTAACACAAGATTATTTGAATAAAATGGAATGCCATAACTCCAATTGTCTCCTATGATATTAAAATCATCATTAACACCCTTTAAGAAAATAACATTGCATTCATCATATCCTACAGGAATATCTAATAACTTAGTAGAAAAAGGAGCATTGTAAATTTCAAATGTGTTGTTAATCGTAGGATGGTCTGCTCCAACTGAAGGAATTACATGAATTCGTTTTTCATTAACTTGGATATCATCTATTTTCCATATTGAATTTGCATAACGTAAAGTATCTCCAATTGAAAGTTGATTATTTTTAACCGTAGGAGAATCTGATGTCACTCCATAATTCATTGTATCAAGATAATACCACTCTTTTGATGCTAATGTTTGTTTATTTGTTATTACAAAATATCCAGTATAAGGTTCAGTATATAAAGGAAGCTCTACTAAATCTTCATCTTCCCAAAATTTCTTATGATTCTCATTAAGATATGTAATAGTTTCATAATATGTTCTATCAAAAGGATATACGTTATCTAAAAACCATTGGGTTTCATTATCATCAAAGTTATCAAATATAACTCTTTTAGCAACTGCTCTATCTGAACGATCATCTATTTTTCCTTTTAAATCAAATGTGACAATAAGTTGCGGAAACATCATCGATTCAAAAAACCAATTACTACGAGTTTTAAATTTGGTAGGAGGAAGAACACCCGATATTATTCCTGGAGAAATAGCAACAGGTTGAGTTAGTATTTGACGATAAGTTCCATCATTTAAAAGAACAAGGCCCTCACCTTTTACAAAAACATCAACTGTTTGATTTGTCGCGTTAACTTTGTTAATCATACTATTGTAAGATGGAAAAGAATACGTTACTGTAGATGCGTCTCCTGTAATAGGATTCATTTGTTCTACTGATAAAGTTACTGTATCATCTTGAGTTGTTATGCTTTTATTAAGTGCAATAACATTTGATAAAGCAATGTTCACTTGATTTGCAAGCAAATCAACTGTTTCTGTAAATGAATTTACGTTTGACATATAATATTTTTGTTATTTTTTATAAAGTTGGGTCATTCCATAATGATCCTGTTTTGTATCCTATACTTCCATCTGGGTAAAATTTAAACATTACCTTTGTTCCATATCTTAAGACTAACGCATGCCCAGTACAAGGTTCGAATACCCATGTATCTGTTCCAAATGATCCTGAAAATTGAGGATTAACAAGAGGTGCTTTTGCCGAATCTAATTGTTGAATAGAAGAATCTATGTTAGCTAAAGACGCATTCATTATGCCTATAGAAGAATTCATTGATCTGGAAATCGTATTTAAATTTCCGACGCTAACTTCAATAAGTCCTATAGAAACATTCATTTTATTAGATTGTGTATTAATGTTTCCGATACTAGCTTCAATGGATATAATTGAAGCTAAAGAAGCATCCTTAGAATAATAAAGTTGTCCCGTGGATGGATTTAAATGAACGACGTAATTAGATGCAAATGGCACGATTCCTCCCATGAAAATTGCATTTGTAGATGCCATTCCAATAAAAATTTGACCATAAGAAGCCGCCCCCATATTTCCGTGACCTGCTTCAATATGAACATCACCACCACCACCGGCTGTATTACTTCCAGCTTGTAAAATTAAATTACCTCCTGCTCCCGCAGCAGCATAATCTCCTGCAGTTATCTGCAGTTTAACTCCATAATTTCCAGCAGGTTTAAGAACATTCGATGAAAAAGTTAATCCTGCTTCTGATGAAATTGTGCCATCTGTATTAGCAGTAACAATATAATTATCTGTATGCCCACCAGTCCAAGTTATTCCAGCTGGTCCTCCACCACCTGATGGAGCTAGTGCATATGTTAATTTTTTTGTTGTCGGATCATAATAAACTGTGTATCCGGTTGAAGCATTTTTTATATCTCCGAAAAATACATTATTCGATGTGTCTATTTTTAATCCGTAACTTGAATTTCCTGTAAAGAAATTTATTTCCCTGAAATTTGTCGAACTTCCTAATTGAAGAGGCGAACCATAACCGAGTAGCACATTTCCAGAAGCATCTTTTATAGAGTTTTCTATAATAATTTCTTTTGTTTTAAGTGTTTTGTCCATTTGAATAGGATATTGCGGAGTATTTGTAAAAAACCCCACATTTCCGTCCTTCATATAAATAGAAGATTCTACTAATGGGTCACTTCCTGCTGAAAACATAGTAATTACATTTTCAGTCCCTTGAATTTCTTTAGTTACATTATTAACTACAGTTGTTAGACTAGCTACTTGATTAATTAAATTAGTTTGATTGCTAGTTATATCTAAATACTGTTCTGTTATATAAGATAATGTTCCTGTTTGCCCGTTTAGAATTGCAAGTGTTTTACTTAGACTATCAAATACTTGAGTAAAATCATCAATAACTAATTGAGATGATGATGCATTATCTACTATAATAGCTGCTGTATCATCCAACATGTAATCAGATTTTACATTAAGTCTAAATGAATAAGATGTGCCGAAACCTGAAGGACCACTTTGCAATTTAGTAATAGATGGAATGGATATTTCGGAAATAGGGTAATCTGAAGTATTTCCGCTTGGCGCATCTAAAAATAAAACGCCTAAAAGATTTGTTGCTAAAATTGTGTCTAACGCTTTATTATAAACAGAATAATAAATAAGTACTGCATTAAAATCAAATTGATCATCCTCTGCATATTTAATTGCTAAAGAATCAAATGAGAAATTAGAATCAGTATCTTTAAAAATTGATTTAAGCTTATTAATATCATATTCAATTGCCAAGCAATCGACCTTTGAACGTAAGAATTCAATATCTACTGTGTCATATTTTAATTTGACATTATATATTCCAGAAGAAAGATAAGCATCAGTATCAGTATAATAATTATTGTCACTTGTTAATGGGAGACCTTCTGCAGTCCACCACCAACCAGTCGTATAAGATCCTACGCTATTATCATATTTCATTGCATTTGCTCCGACAGCAGTGCTAGAATCTGCTAAATCATAATATGCCTTATAATCTAAACCGTCTGGGTGAGGTTGTAAATAAGTTTCTCTACCTAAAATATTCGTATTTCCATTTAAAATAGACATTCCATGATGATAATTATCATCAATTAATTGTTTGAAATATACGGGTGTTTGACCAAATGATGTAGGTACTAAAACGTAAGTTTCATTATATGTCCCAAACGTGTTAGTTCTTACGGACCCGGCGCTTATTTGCCCAATACATTTTACAATAGAGTTATATCCAGATGATGAATCTGTATCATTTTCTTCTTTCCAATAAGTTCCTGCTGATGTATCAAATTTATTCCATCTAATAGCGCCTGTTTCTTTTAGCCATTTCCAAAATACTCTTTCAGTGACAGTATTTGATAAAGCTGGATTATATGTTGTTTGAGCTAATAAATTTGTTTCGAGATTTAACGCATAATTTTGAAAACTTTCAGCAATAATAACTCGTCCATCTTTTATACTTCCGCTATTTAGAAATGACTCATATGCTCCTGGGATAGCAAGAACATTAAATCTATTTTGTTGAATATTATCTGGTGGTACGTCAATTGCTGGAACATTTAATAACGCGTAATGAGACATTTTCACAACATTATTTCTTTCATTAATGTTCAATCCAATGTCTTCAAGAGCTGAAGAAAATGTATAAATCGTGCCTCCTTGGGTACGCATTCTTTTAACAAATGGTGTTATTGTTGCCATGTTTTATTGTAATTTAATTTTATTATGCTATGGTTTGTATTAATCCAAACGCTGATTCTTTTACTTTCCAAGTTGTTCCATATGATGCATCGTATGCAACTGCAATAAATTTTGCCCATCCTAAATTTTGGTCAGCAACGGCAGTTGAGTAATAATAGCCTAAAAGAGGATTTATCAAAATTTGATATGCATACGATGGATTAGAATTACTTGGGTCAAAAATAACTTGAAATTCTTGTCCCATTTTTGTACTCTTAAATGCATATCCAAATGAATTATCTAACTTATAATACGGTTTTAATACATCTACATAACGAAATTGCGCATTTTCTAATGTACCTACTATAGAAGCATCCCTTGTAGAAGCATCAGGCCCTATAAATGTATTATAGTAATCTTGATCTATAGTATTGACATTTTCATATAAATTTGTCCATTGCTTTTTAACAGTTAAGTTATCGGCAATTAAGTTTACAAATTCGCCTGTTCCTGCCTTTACTCTACCAGGAGTATTTACAGGAGCTATTACTACTCTTCCAGTTTCATCATAAATAACATCTAAATATCGTTTAAATACTTTATTATTATAGTCATAAATGTATGGAAATTCTGGAATAAGTGTAGTTAAATAAAGATTTTTCAAGTCCATATTATTTGTTTTGTTTTATATATCTTTAATTTTTTTACAGCGGTTTTTTGATGCAAAATTGTTCTAAATATGAGAATTCAAGTATGATATATAATCTATAAATTAAACAAATTTACTTTAATTAATCATTTATTTACTTAATAACAAAAATAACTATGAACTTAACACATGCTGAAGAATTCGATTGGAACATGTATGCAGATGGATACACGGGTGCAAACCGCTTGCTGCAAAACAAAACAATCAGGACATCCGAAAAGGATAAAGTTTTTTCCAGAGAGCCATATGCTCAAGAATTATTAAACATTTTTACTGGTCATAAATCTGAAGTAGTAAGAAAAGATTTAACTCAAGGTGATGTTGTAAAAATTGCGGACATTTACAATATTCACGGAAATCTCATCGATATTGAATTGGTTGGTGGCCTTACAGTTACTGTCGATTTAGCAAGAGAGAAGAAATTCTTACAAATTTTTGGTTACACATCACCAATAGAATTTATTAACGTTGTCCGTAATAAAGAAATTTTAAAAGAATTTCTTGGAAAAGGTTTAAATGCCTATATTATAGAAGCGACTCCTTCAGTAAAAATTTCATTATGGCAAGGACATCTCAAATCTGTTAGAGATGAATTTATGGAAGAGATTAAAAATCCGTCAAAAGCTTACACTGCTAAAATTGTAGAAGCTAATAAGGGTGGATTCTTCGTAGAAGTACAAGGAATTGATGCATTTATGCCAGGTTCACTTGCAGCTCCTAATAAAATTATTGATTTCCAATCATATATTGGTAAAGAAATAATTGTTATGATTGAAGACTTTTTAAAAGAGATGAATTCGTTTATCGTTTCTCATAAAAAATATCTTACTCATATTCTTCCAAGTAAAATTCAAGAATTGGACTTATCTATACAACATGAGGGTATCGTTACTGGTTGTTCTAAATACGGGATATTTATTGAATTTGGAGAAATTTTTACAGCATTATTGCATGTTTCAAAAATGAGTACTGAAATTAAAGCTTTATTCAATGAAAGACAAGTTTTAGCTGGAGATAAAATTAAATTTTACATTTCCGAAATTACAAAGGATAATCGTATAATCGCAACTACTGAAAGCCCTGAAGAAAAACTTCATAAGATTCAATCATTTATTTTAAATTCAAAGGATGCAATTCTTGAATCTTCAATAGCGGCAATAATGAATTTTGGAGTAATTGTAAATCTTGGAGAAATAAACGGACTCATACCAATTAGAGAATTTAAAAAGAATAAAATAATGATAAATAATTTCATTATCGGAGAAAAACTAAATGTTTTATTTGACGAATTTAAAGATGACCGCATAATTTTTATGCTTCCATCTAAAAAATAATCATCACTGCAATTTGCTACACCAACAATCAAAAGGAGCTCTATGTTTTTAGGCTCCTTTTGTCGTGAATATATAGAATAAATCATAAATATGGATCTTACTCAATTTAGGTGTGCGGGTGTTTATGGAATGATTCCGAAAAGAGAAGGAACTATGTGGTATCCAGAGGGAACAGTTTTTATAAACCCTGATATTCCACCCACTCCTCCCCCTTATCTTACTCTCAGATTAACCTTTGATAATAGTGTGAATATGCCTATTGCCGACATAAATTCTTTAAATGATTGGAATGTGTATTTAAATTTACCTGCATATGGTACGGAATTCACTAATCTTAATATAGCATTCCCGGGCGTAGATGTACAATACGGTTCATTATATAATCAATATGTATTGTCAAATCCTAAAGGATTCGTAAAATCTGGATGGAGAGTATTAACTGAAATAGATTGGGCCTTTTTGATGTTAGGCGGCGGTGGCGCTCCCGTAGCAGGTTTAACGTTGAAAGAATCGGGTACAGATTATTGGACAGGTCCAAACACTGATGCTTCTAATGGATTCGGATTTAATGCTCGTGGAACTGGCCAAGTAATGTCAGGAGTATTTGCAAATATAAAGAATTCAGCTATATATTGGGCTGCCGGTATTAATTTCGAAAGAGTAGCTGAAATTGATGCAAATTATGAAGTGGCTTACATGACCGACAGTTTTTTATACATTGATGCTTCACAGGGCCATGCCGTTAGAATAAGAAAAAATACAACAACTTTATTAAATGGAGAAACTGGAACTTATATACAAAATGACGGGGTTATTTTACCCACAATATGTATAAATGGAATTGAATATCTTGCTTGTGATCTTATTGAAAGCAAATACAATGATAATTCTTCGATTACATTAGTAAGTAATATGCCATCGTGGAACAGTGCCACTGAAGCCATGTGTTATTATGCTTTTAATATCGATAATGCATATTTAAATCAATGTATAACAGAATTGTCCGGTGGAAATTTAACTGATTTTATTGTTACAGACACGAGTAGTTTAATGATTGTAGAAAATATTAATTTATTTACAGATCTTATAGGAGTTTTGTTAACAAATAATCGACCACTTACAGAAATTCCTATTTTAAGCGGATTGTCTAATTTAAAAAATTTATACATAGATTATCTTCCCAATATAAGTAACGGTATGGTTGATGTCACTGATTTAGTATCATTAGAAAAACTTGAAATGCAAGCAAGCCTCTTTGATCAGACTGATTTAGATTCAACTCTTGCCACATTAACTAGTGGCGGCATATCAAGATTTAGTCATTTAAATGAAGTTGATTTACGAGTTTTAAATGGAATTGTTCCCACCCCCTCAGTTAAATCAGATTTCATAGCAGCATATCCGACAGTGGTTTTAAAAACAAATTAAAATTTTTTACTTAAGTAGAAGGAGCTTCAGGCTCCTTTTGCCGTGAATATATAAAACAAACATATAAATGAGACATGCAAAGCACTACAGCATTCTTGAAGTTTTGAATTTCTCGGATGTTGGATTAATTTTTCAATTTTATTGTACAAAAGATGCAAATTTTATTGTAGATGATTTATCACGCTTAACAGGAAAAAATGTTATTCTTACAAATGAAAATCATTATGACCCATCTTTTGCAAATGCTATACTTTTAAAAGAGTATAACGCAACCCGTGCTCGATATAATTTCCATATTGCTCCTCAGAATTATCATTCAATCATACCTATATTAAATGAAGTCTCTGGATGGCTTTCCAGTAACTGTGAGACTACTTTGGATACGCAGTTAAAGGTATCTTTATCCTTTGATAATCATCACTTAGATACACTTAAAAGCATTTCTAATATGCAACCAAGTAGAATGGTTTTAAAATTTGATGAGAATTTTGTTTATCAAAGATTTCCAAATCAAAAGGGCTCTCCCTATGCTTTATCTGTTAAAACTCTTGCGCCTATCACTTATTATGTAAATGAGTCAGGAATAGAAAAAAATATAAGCATGATTTTAAACACTCCTTATTCCAAATTTTATGGAATAGATTTTTCAAAATATACTCAAGGAATTTTGGAATGTAATTACATTGGAGGAAAAGATTATGCATCAAAACCCGCCGATATAAAAACTATTTTAGAATATTTTATTGTAAAAGCATATCAAAGTATTAATGAAGAAGATACTACTGAATTCGAAAGATATGAATTATCAAGACTAACTGAAAATTTTGATAATATGCAAATGGCTTATTACGATCCAGACATATTTTTGAAAGAATTCGCTAAACTAAAAGTATTTGTTGATTTAAAGGCTTCTGTTCAAACATTGAAAACGTATTGGAACAACGTTAGAGGGCCACTGTTTGAAATGATAGTAGGCGGAGGATTAAGAGAAGGACAATTTAATTATGATACCGAGTTAGGAAGATTTCAATTACGAAAAGGAACACTTTATAGTAGCATGACAAAGAACGTGGATTTGGTTTCGTGTAATTTATCAGGTGTATATGAAAATTGCACATTTACAAGTTGTCAAGTTATTAAGGCACGTTTGTATAACGCAAAAGTTATAAGTAACAACAAAATTTCTGAATCATATCTTGGAGGAGTTACTGCAAATAGTGGTAATGAAATTATAGATTCATTTGTTGAAAACAATGAAGAAATGGTAAATTGCAAAATCACAAATAGTGTGGTTAAATTTGCTACTCTTGGAAAAAATCTTAAAGTAGATGAATCAAGTACAATAGTTGTTATGAATACTCCACTTCCAAAGAAAACTGAAGCAGTGAATATTGAAAAAATAAGAGATTATACGTTTATAAAAAACATGAAACAATCCGTAGACACCGGTTTTCAAAATTTATATATTAGAAAAAAAATGTAATGAAAGCAAGATTTGTATATGAGAGCTTGAGTATTGATCAGCTTCATCGAAACAATCGATCAAAAATCGATCTTATGGAAGTTGACAAAGCCTACCACTGGATGACAGAGGGTAAGTTCTTCGATGCGTGTTACTCTGACTTTGAAGGTAACTCAGGAAAGTATTGTTTAAAGAAAGGCGTAATGCCTCCTTTGCCTACACCTAAGTATGAAATAGGATACGAAAGTGAGAACAATACATGTCTAACAGTCGATCCAACATACTTTGATCCATGTTTCAACGAAGACGGTATATGTGTTGTCCTTGACATGAAAAAGCTTATAGCTAACAATAAGATAGAAGAAGACCTCACAGACAATGGAGAGGCTGAGTTTCGGACAAAGCCTATAAAGAACTGGCCTAATTACATCATTGAGATTAACATACTCGAAAAAACATATTTGAGGGGTGGTGGTTGGGAAGAATTTCGTTTCAGACCGATAAAAGACTGGCTCCCAGAAGAATTAAATTCAAAGGTAGTTACTTTTAAAAACAAACGAGAGTTACAAAGAATGAGAATGCAAAATAACTAAAAGGATGCTAAAAGAAGAATTTATTGAATATGTAAATGGAGAAATAACGGCAAGTTGCAGTATACCATTTTCAGTTCCACCAAAGGAATTAGAACGTATTATGAAAATTGAATCTGAATGGATGTACAGAGAATATCGTGACGCAGTTCAAGATGGTTGGTATGTGCTTGATAAAAGATATTATAACACGCCTCAATGGAAAGCTACGAGGACGTATCAGTTGCCTGATTGTGTAATGGCCATAAAATTATGTATTGAAATGACTTCTGGCCAGAGAGTTTTTGGTATTCATGACCCCGATATGTCATTTGATAGATTAATGGCAGCTGACCTTTATCTTACTCCTCTTTCTTCTGACCAAATTGCGTATAGAACAATTCAATGGAGTTTTTGGGATTTAGCAAAGCAATTTAATTTAAAAGATATTCAGCATCATTTTAGTATCAATACAAAACGTTTAATTATAACTGGTAGAGACCCTGCTGAATCTCTTTGGCTTACTACACAGAATAAAATTCCAATTGAAGATTTATATGATGACCCTGTATTTATAAAATGGGTCATAGCAAAAGCTAAAATTCAATTAGCTAGAATAATCGGTACATTTAATTATACTCTTATTGGAGGAATTCAAATTAATTACGCTGATATTCGTGCAGAAGGCCAAGCAGAATTAACCGAGCTAAAAGATAAGATAAAAACTGATAACGCTGCTGACTGGTTTCTTCTTTTTAATTAAAAAATAAATTTATAAATGCAAAAACTTTTTGAATCTCCTGATGGAATAAATGGTCTTCGATGGAATTCCTCTGACTCTAGATGTTTTGGAGTGTATGATGGAAAATTGTTAATTTCTGATAAACCCGTGTCTCATGAGGATTTGAAATTTGAAGAAAACTTAAAAGACATACGAAAAAATGGGTTAACCTTCAACAGGCACACATTTGAATATGCTGGAAGATTGTGGTTATCCGGGAAAGTAATTTCTTTTTGGGAATATCCTGATAGAGATATGCTTAAAAAACTTATATCAGAAATTGAACAGTATTTCGATATTAATATATGGGATAATCCTGAATGGAAAATAGAAATTATAGTCGATAAGTACAATAATATTCAAAAAGGTTATAAAGACGAAGTTAAAGTTATTCATAAATTAATACCTATAAAATCATATTTAGCTAGCAAAAATCAATCTGAAGAAGATTTTAATAAAGAACATACTACATCTCCAATGAATAAATCTGAAAAAGAAGTTACGACTGGTTTTGGGTCAAAACATCCAAAGTCCGAAGAACGTTTTAAAACTAAAATGCAAGCACCATTTGAGTCATACTATCCAAGATTAAATGAATCACCAGATAACTGTGCGTTACCGCCTAATGCGAAATGTGCAGAAGATGGCGAACAAGAATTATCATTTAGAAATAGTGAAGCTTTGTCATTTGGATATTATAAAAATAAATTTTATATAAGTGATCCTGGCGGAAAACATTATGAAATTGAAACTAAACAGGGGCATCAAACCCGCATAGATTATAAATTTGCTGGCAGAATATGGACTAATCATAAAATACTTTCATTTTGGGACTATCCTTCAAAAACTGAATTTCAACAGTTTGCAAGAGATTTAAAAAAACATACTACTAGTCCCGGAACTCCTGGAATCGATATATTAAATGACCCTGATTATTTAGTAGAGATTGTCCGCAATGATGAAGATGAAAAAATCTTAGATGGACAAGCATGGTACAGCAACGAAACACATACTGATCTTATATCACCTAAAGATTATATGGGAAGCGATGAAAGATCAAAAGAAGAAATTGAAAAACAGCATGTTATTTCGCCGTTATTAAAAAAACAAAAAGAGGTGCCTACTGGTTTTGGGTCAAAACATCCAAAAGCTGAGGAACGTTTTAAAACTAAAATACAAGCCCCATTTGAAAATGTGGAAGAAAAACATTATCCACGATTATTTGAAAATCCTAATGCAATTTATGACACAGAAACTGGTAAAACTGCTATGTACAATAAAGATGCAATGCCATTCTGGTATATGGGTGACATAATGCACGTTGGCGGTATTGGGTCAACTCATGACACTAGACTCAATTATGCTGGTAGATTATTTTTCACGCAAAAAATCATAACATTTTGGCATTTTCCAGAAAATAAAGCAGTGCTAAATAAAGTGTTAAGTGATATTGAAAAACGTTTAAATAAAACTGGAAAAAGAGATATTAATTTTAAAAGAGATGGTTGGAAAATTGAAATTCCTGCCGATGACATTTTTCAAAAAATGAAAAATGGAGATAGTAGCAATGATAAAAATTGGGGTAACTGGTCGCCATCTGTAACTGAGCAAAAATTTATCGATATTGACGATTATAACGGTGAATACGAACGATCCACAGATGAACTTAAACAGGATCATGTCATATCTCCCCTTCTTAAAAAGTATAAAATTGTACCTATTGGCGTAGGTTCAAAACATATAAATGTTGAACAAAAATTTAAAGAAAAAATGCAAGCTCCATTTGAATCGTACTATCCAAGATTAAATGAATCACCGGATATTATAAATGTAGATGGCAAATTTTATCAATACAACGAAAAAATTACGATACCCTTTTCTGTTACAGTAAACGATAATAAAATTGTTGATGTGAAGGTAGGTGCATGTGCAAAATCACACGGAGACGCAAAAATACAATATAATTCCAGAATTAATTTTTATCAACAATATCATGGTAGGCTTTATACTACACCTAAAGTAATTACTTTTTGGAAATATCCGGAAAAATCAGATATGGTTATAATTATACGCATGATTGAAAATAAAATAAAGAAGAAAATATTTGGAAATAACTGGCGTTTAGAATTTTATAATTTTGATATCGAAAATGAAAATAATAGCACATTTGTTTCTATTGATGAATATCTTAAAAATGATATGAAATCTGAAGATGTTTCAGATAAAGAATATCAGGAACACTTAAAATCACCTTTATTAAAAAAACAAAAAACCGTGCCAATTGGTTTTGGCTCTAAACATCCCGAAGCTGAACAGAAATTTAAGGAAAAAATGAATGCTCCTTTTGAGTCATATTACCCACATTTAAACGAATCCCCAGATGAGATATCGGCTGGTAAATATAAAGGAATGGATTGGTATATGTCAGCCAATAACGCATTTGGCTATGTAAAAGGGAAATTTGTAATTACTCCAAATGAAGGAAAACACCTCGATATGGAACCGGGTTCTAGACGTTCAATTGGATATCCAGGAAGAATTTGGCCAGAACTAAAAATTATTTCATTTTGGACATACCCGCCAAACAAAAAGGAATTTAAAAAAGTTATAGATGATTTAATTGAGGCTACTAATATCAATATATGGAATGATCCTGCTTGGAAAGTTGAAATAATTAAAAATAAAAAAACTGGAAAAGAAATTGACGGATTAGAAAATTTTGAAGAAGGCTTAACTTATGGTGCCTGGGCTGAGTCTTGGAAAGCAAAGTCATCTATTGTGAATGTGAAGAATTACACTGGAAGCGAAGATCAATCTGAAGAAGCTCAGAATAAAGAACATGTCATTTCACCTTTATTAAAAAATCAAAAAGAAGTTCCGGCTGGTTTTGGTTCTAAACATCCTAAAGCAGAAGAACGTGCCAAACAAAAAAGAGACAACCCCTTTGAAAATAAAGAAGAAGATTTTTATCCTACTTTACATGAAAGTGATTTAAAAGATGCTTACCTTGAAAGAAAATTCGGAATTAAAAGAGAAGAACATGAAATTCCTGTCTTCAAAAAAGACATAGTCGCTATAGTTAAAGATGATATGCTAAAAGAAATTCCTATCTTCAAAAATCCAAAAAATCTAAATGACTATGACAAGGATGTCCGTGCTATAGCAGATGAAAATGGAAACTTATATGTTGCATTTCAAAATAGATTATTTAACCATGGCGCAATGGGCAATGCATTAATGGATGCTGAAGAAATTAAAACAAAGAAATATAATGAACTTGCAAGAACGTCGTCATCTGCAAGCGGTGTATATGACGATCAAAAGCATTTCTTGTTATTAGAACGAATGGGAAGTAGTAATACTTTTATAGGAAGTGATGTATTTGAATGGGTTGGAGGAGAAACTGAACGTATGATTAAAAAACTTAAGACTAAAAATCCTCAATTCAAATATAAGCTTCCAGAATTTGAAGAAGATTATGATGAAATTGATGAAAGTTTAACATTTTATCCTCGATTAAATGAGTCTCCTGATGAAGTATGGACACCAGCAGCTAAACTTGCAGGTGATAATTTATCATACAATAATTCAGATGCATATGCTTTTAAATATTCTTATGGTGAATTCTTCATAGGAAAGGCGAGGGGCACCCATAGCGACCTTCGTTGGAATCAACCTTCCGATGATGGGCATGGCATACACGATAATGAATATTATGAAGGTAGAATATGGACTAAACATAAAGTTATATCATTCTGGACATATCCTCCTATTGAAATTTTTAAGATTATTATTAAAAGTTTAGAAGATCGATTAAGTATAAAAATATTTGCTGATCCAAAATGGCTTGTTGAAGTTGTAAAACAGAATGGCGAAATATGTACAGATACATATGATAAGACTGGAAATGATATTTGGAATACAATCGATGACGACGGTTTTGGCGTAACGGAGTTAGAATATTACACTGTCGAATTTATCCATCCGAAAGATTATATTGGAAGCAAAGATCATTCAGAACGGGTTCAGCATGAATTATCTCCTTTGCTTAAAAAATCAAAAGAAGTTCCGGCTGGTTTTGGTTCTAAACATCCAGAAGCTGAACATCAATTTAAGAAAAAAATGGGGGCTCCATTTGAAAGTTCAGAAGAAGATGAATATCCTCGTTTATTCGAAGCTCGCTTAAAGAAAAATTATGATATTCAGAAAAGTGAACAACACTTAACACCTGATATTTTGACACAAGAGCTTCAAAATCTTCTTAACAATAAAGAATTTCTTCAGTGGGCAGGAGTTATTACGATGAATGATCCGAATTATACGCCATCAAAAGAAGAATTAATTGACGGATATTGTGAATTAATTGTTGGATATATTTTCTTAAAATATCCTGCAGCAAAAGAAGATGGCTTTAGTTATGAGCATATTTACTTTACTAAACCGCATAATTATTATCAAGAGAACCCGCACACATATATTACTTATAATAACATGTATTATGATGGGTATAATGTTAATGGAGTAGATAAAATATGGAAACTTAAATTCATGGAAAAATTCGTGACAGACGAAGCAAAAGCAGGAAAATATGATAATCAAAATGGCTTTATTTCAAGTGATATCTTTATTTTACCTGCACACTTTCAGCATATAGGTGGCAGATATGATAAGTATACTTTGCCGCCAGTTATAAAACGTTCTGTAAGAATGCATATTCCGAAAGTCTGTGGAATAGACATGTGGTAAAATTAATTTTTAATATACAATACAAGGAGGCAAATTTGCCTCCTTTTGTTTTTGGAAGATATATAAATAAAATCACTTTATATGATACGCGACATTTATACACGAAATCCCGAAGACCCTAATTATGTTTATGGTGTTTTAGAGCATTCAGACGTCGTTGAATCAATTATAACGAAAATAAAAATGATATTAGGCACCAGTGCCGGTCAAGTATTTGGTGATTTAGGATTCGGAATTGGCATAGAAGATTTGATATTTGAAACAAAAATCAATAAAAAAGATTTAGAAGAAAAGATACAAATACAATTTGACCGTTATATTTCAGAAACATCTGATTACAAAATAACTGCTTCAGTCTCATTTGGAAAAGCTGATGGATACGATTATGCTGTAATAGATATTTATATTTCAGGCGAAAAAATTATAGGAATGCTTATAAAATAATATAATAAAAAATGGAAATTTTTGATACCACGCGTGTTAGATTCTCAGAACTTTATCAAGATGCGTTAACGTTTATTAAAGAAAGTTATGGAGATCTCGGACAATATTTTTCATTGGCCTCACCAATGGGACAACTCTTACAGATTATTCTTGGATATGGACGTATGATATTGTTTTACAATGAAGATTCAATTACTGAATTAAACATTGGAACAGCTACTCGTCCTGCAAATATAAAAGGACTTATAACTCTTACAGGACATAATCCATCAAGAGCAATATCAGCCCGGGGCACTTTAATTTTTAACTATAATGGAACTAAATTGCCACAAGGAATGCAAACAATTGCAATTCCAAATTATACTCAGATAACAAATAATCAAAATGGCTTAACATACACTATAGTTTTACCAGGCGAAGAATTGCTTTTCAACTTAACGAATATAGTTAATCAAGTTGAAGCAAACATACTTCAAGGAAAATTAGAATATCAACAGGCAACTGGAACAGGAGACCCTCTTCAATCATTTAATTTTCAAAATAAAAAGGGCGCATTCATTGATAATTATTATGTTAATGTATTTGTTAATGGAGAGAAATGGAGCACTGTAGATTCTATTATAGATATGACATTTGACCAAAAGGCTGTCATGGTAAAAACTGGGCAAACTGGCGGAATAGATTTATTTTTTGGAAATGGTTACAATGGAGCAGTTGCGCCCATGGGCTCAACGATTTTGGTTGAATATCTTATAACGGATGGTGAGTCAGGAAATTTAAGCGCAATGGCAAATAACTTAAACAATAGTTGGAGTTTTGCTTCTACTGGTTATCTTCCCAATAATGAACAAATTGATTTAAACAAATATTTATCAGCCTCTATTAAACACGAAATCATGTTTGGAGCTCCTGAAGAACCTCTTTATTTGTCACGTTTATTAGGACCTAAAGTTTCAAGAAGTTTCGTTCTTGCTAATGAAAATAATTACATTTATTTTTTACGAAAATTAAATATTTTTACAATTATAGATGCTATTCCAGGGTTTGCTACATTTGAGGATAAATTTGTTCTTGATAAATACACTCAATTCAAAAATCAACAAGAACAACTAACATCCGAGTATCGTACACTATCAGCTACTTTTGGAGTTGATTCAACTCAAGCTGCTGCGAAAAAAGTTCAACTAGATAATGTAACTTCTCAAGTTAATTATTATCAAACTCGAGTAGAAGATCAGAAAAAAGATGATAACACAGTTTATTTATTTTTAGTACCGGATGTAACAAAAAGAATATCTGCAAATGATAATTATTTCACTTGCCCGCTATCTTCATTTATCTTAACGAATACAGAAAAACTTGCAATATTGGATTTAATCGAGCAAAGTGGCCAACGAATTTTAACCGTGGATAATGTAATTTTAGATTTAATGTTTCCTAAATTTACATTAAATATGTCACTTATATTGTGGGAGGGCACATCATATGATACAGTTAGACAATCAATAATTTCAATTACATCGGATTATTTCTTAAAAAATACAAGAAGAGACAGAATTCCAGTTTCAGATTTGATTAAAATTATCGAAGGTGTAGATGGGGTAGATTCTGTTAATGTTTGGTTTGATGCTGACAAAAATAATTTAAACATTTATAAAACATTTTATGGGATAGACGATTATGGTGATATCATTCTAGAAAGATATGTAAAAGATGCATTTGGTAATGATGTAGCTGTAAAAGATTTATACCCATTAATAAGAGGAAATTTTGAAAATGCCCAAGGAACTTTTTATGAAGATAGCTTAGTAAAAAATAAATTATCAAATTTAAATATACAAGTTAGAGGGTATACAAGAAAAAATCTTAACTCAGAACACAACGCAGCTATTTTAAATAATTTATAAAATGGACACTAGCACAAGAAGAAAACGATATACGATAAGGCCCTCATATTATTATGCTGCAAAGCATTTTAATGATGTATTTCTCAATATGGGATTTGATTACAAGGGTCAACTTATTAAAAAGGGAAGTTCACCAGAACTTCATGCAAATCCATTAAATGAATCTTTATTTAGCACTCTCGATTCAATGCTTTATTTTTTAATTGAGCACACTAAAACCGTTAAAAAATGGTTTTCAATTGCGCACTCAAAGGATAGCCTTAATATAAATTAAACTATGAATATTCAGAATTGGAAATTATTTGACGCAAAAGGCTCAAATATAAATTGGACTCCAAGCCCTATATTACCTCTCGTTATTACTTCTCCTACTGGAAAAGATGCCGCAGGTTATTTAATAACAAATTCAAGCACTTTAGTAGAAGGTGTTTGCATAACTAATGGTGGAGTCTTATATGATAATGACGATGTAACTCTTGCATATGATTATGCATATGAGGGAGTTGTTACGCCTTTTGATGCTTCAATTATCTATAAAGCTATTCCTATTTTTGGCTCGGCATATCCTTTAGTGAATTACGTCGATATTTCTACTAACATGGTTTACACAAACAGTATAAGCGAAATAGTTTTAGATATTTCTTCTTATGTAGAAACTAATAAATACGGAACTTTATATAATTTCTTTGCAGCAACAGACCCTAGTTTAATAGCAAATACTGGATGGCAAGTTCCTTTAGAAACAGATGTTCAAACGTTGAGTCTATATTTAGGAGGAGTGTCCACTTCAACAAATTACGGAGCAGTTGGTGGTAGATTAAAAGAAACAGGAAATACTTACTGGAATGCTAACATAGGAGCAATAAATGACACTAATTTTTCAATGCGTGGAGGCGGAACAAGAAGTCCTCTTGATGGTTCATTTTCCGAAAAAAATATCAATGGTTATTTCTGGACAACTACAATATCATCAAGCACAAATGCATTAGCAGCACACTGTAGTAATTCAGGAACTACACTTTATAAAGATAATGAATTAAAAACTAGAGCATACTCTATAAAATTACGAAAAACTACTCCAAGTGCTGCAGATTTATTAAAAGCTGATGGAGAAGAATGTGACCCATATATTGGTAATAATGGCAAGACATACAGGACTGTAAAAATAGGAACACAAGTATGGCTAGCTGATATGCTAAACGAAACCTTGTTTAGAGATGGCTCACAAATTAAAATAGTCACTGATGCTTCCGAGTGGACTCACATGGGAAATCATGCATATTGCTTTTATGACAATGATATTAACAATGCATTTGTAGATGTTTCAATATATAATGATTTTTCAAAAAGCTTTGTTTATCCTTCAGTTACTTTTGCTGCAGCTGTTTTTCTTAAACCAGTTTCACAGGGGCTTGTTGAAACTGAGCAAATATATATTTTTGAACAAGATCTTGAACAATATATAAGACCTTATGATGTAGATAACAATTTAATTTATTTTGAATTTATTGGGGATGATAATGAAATTCAATTCTTTGATGTAGATGAAGATAAAGTAGAAATCACATGGTCAAGTGTTGTAGGATTTGATCTATCAACTATAGTATTAGATACTCCTATTCAGCTTAACATTGGATTTAAATCTGATTATGAAGGAGTATTTGAGCGCACCATTAGAGTTTATCACTTAATAGACGGTGTACTTTATATACTTGGAGAAATCGTTGTTAATGCTGAAGCAATTGGTGAAGATGAACGATTCAGAACTCTTTTAACTAATTTTGGATTACCTGACCCAAAAGACATGAAAGATGTGTTTAAAGAAACTGACATCAATGAAGATTTGCCAGATTGGGAAATCTTGAATTACAAGTCAAAACAAATGATTCTTGAACATGATAAAATCATGCCATTTGTGGGCACATACAAAGGATTAATAAATGCTATTAAATGGTTAGGATATGATGATATTTTTATAAAGGAATGGTTTTTGAATGTAAAAGATCATACAAAATTAGCAATTTTAGTTTCTTATGATGCAAAAGATAGAACGCAAACAATGCTTCAATTTAATGCAGAACAAAGAAAAACTCTTAAAAAACTAAATCAGTTATCTCTTCATTATTGTATTACAAGAGAAACCGGAACCATCGATGAATGGGGAACTCCAGAAACAGAAAATTGTTATACATATAATTTAAAGGAAGTGTTTGTTAAACTCTTAGGGCTTAAAAAATGGCTTGAACTAAATATCATTGGAATCAATTGTCGCATAACTGATTTAACTGGAGAAGGAGTTTATTTTGAAAGAGTTCAAAATCTTATTTATGAAACTGATAATATTGGGTACAATTATAGTGTAGAACAAACTTTGACACCTTATAGTCCTGATGAAACATCAGAATTAATTACGGGAGATGCTAGCATAAGACTAACATTTTTAGAATTATCAAGAACTCGAGTAATGGATTTGCCATATAGGTTTAAAGATATGGCCGAGTTTGCATGGAATCCTAAAGATCCTTGTGTTAACAAATATTATGAATTAGATTCATCTTCTTATTTAGCAGACCCAAGTAGTTTTTTATTAGTTGGCGCGACATTCCAATATCCATTTGTAAATATTTCAGATATCGCTTGGAAACTTTCTCTTGAAAATAAAAACGCCGCAGTTGTAGGAAATACATTAGTAACAAATCCTTTATTCATTTTAGATAATGATATAAGATTTTATGACATTTTTGATTCATCATCTGTGTTTCATAATTCTTCCACTAATTTAACGGTGATGTTAGAAAAAGCTTATTTAAGAGACCCTTCTATAGATGAATGGACAAATTCAATTGCTTATTCAATTTATCCAATGACTGATACAAGCTCTGGAAATTATGCATTAGAATCTTCCACAGGCGTTATAAATTATTTTGATGATTATGTTACATTTACACCAGATGCTTCTGGAAGACTCCAGTATGCGATAGATTTGAATTATAGGGTACCTTTATTAAGCATGAAATATTTCAGCTCAACAACTGTGGATGGCTCTACGTACAATTTTAGTGATAAAGAGTATTATTTAGATATTCTAGATGGAAAAATTGCAATGAATGCAAAAAATGTGTTAGGTTCTCAGGATAATACAGTATCTTATATTAATTGGAATTATGACACAAGTTTAATTGAGCAAAAAATAACTTCAAATATAATAGTTACATCTCCAAGAATGGAACTTTGGAGAGTTGACCCAAGTATCTATTATTGGGCAGATCCATCAGGATTGACTGGTGGCAATGTAAATTCATTGGCAGTTGATAACAGTATTTATATTATGCACGTTAATCATATTGGAGATTATAACGTGGAACTATATGCATGGGATGGATATAACACATTATTTCATAATATTGCGAAAGAAACTTACCCAGTATTTATTAAAGCTCCTACTATTTACACTCTCATTGACCAATCTTGTAATACGACATGTGCAAGTACATTTATGACTGGCGGTAGGGATTCATTTCCTTCTAAAATTGTTAATTTAGTTGATTATTCTCTTTATTTATCTGATAAATTATTTGCTATCGATACTCCTATTGGCAGAATTGAAGTAGGTTTTCTATTAGATTCGTTTAGCACAAATTTATCCATATTCAATTCAATAAATCCTTTAGATATAAATCTTAATTATTTCGATATCAAATATCTGAACGGCTTAATTTATATTGTGATTATAGGCAATGAAGTTACTGTAAGTACAGCAGGGTTTGATTCTACCTCGATAGATATGATTGACGGCACATATTATGCGACTGGATTATATGAAGTTAATACACTTGTTTCACAACATCCTTATCCTATTTATGATAGACCAATACCTTTAGAGGGATTAACATTGAATATTGATAGTGATGGTAATCCTTTTATTAAAGTTCCATCAATTACATATTTTCAAGATGTTCCAAGGCCAAATTCGATTAATAAATTTTATAATTTAACAGAACGAATCAAAACTATAGGAGCTTCTCAAGTAATCGTAGATTGTGATTATCAATCATTTAATTCAGGGGACACTATTGCTTTAGTATCATTTGATAAAGGAAAATATTCACTTACTAGTGAAAACATTTATGAGGTTTCTACTGCTACAGGTTCACCTAATGATAGAACTCTTACATTAAGTACTCCTGTTTCTGAAGTTATTGATATTTCAACCGATGTATATGCTATAAATCAAACTTTAAGAGGTGTATTTAATTACGGAAATGTAAGTGATAATTTTGTAGCTGATATTTCAGGTTACATATTTTCAGTTGGTCAGAATGTAGCAATTATTGTTACTCATACAAATGGATATGATTGGGGCAGTACGTACACGGTCATTGATATTTCAGGAAACACCCATACTTTTGATAAATCTTTACCTGATTTTTTCTTAAATCCAACGTATTACACGTTAGAAGCAAAACACGCATTTACAACATATTCTGAAATGCAAATGACAACTATTTCAGCTACAGAAGTTGTGAATGAATTTAACATATACATGGGTGATTCTGCATGTCAAGAATACTATCTCGATAATACATTTACGATGGTGAACATTTTATTTGATCAAGATATTCCTAATCAACAATGGTATAGCGCTTCAGATAATTTAATACATTCAAATTTTTACTATTACACTGAACCTATTGTGGTAGACATAAGCACGCTAGTAATTCTTAGAGCAATCTACGACCCGTCAACTTATTTATTAAATCAAAAAAATATATGGGAAGTGATTAATCATGATTCAAGCACAATACTTTTTAAAGTATTTAATGAATCTGTTCCTTATATTTTTGATACGCCTGGGATATATGATATTGAATGTATGGCGTATGATAGTTTCGGAAATGCAATTACTAAAAAATATGAGGGGCTTCTTCAAGTAAATGATGTCGAAACAATTATTATTCCGCCTGTTCCAGTTCCAACTCCTATTAAATATGGAGCTTTATATAATTGGTATACAGGAACCGATATTAAAAATATTGCACCTTCTGGATGGAAAGTTCCTTCAAAATCTGATTTAGAAATATTAGTTGCATACTTAGGTGGGGATACTGTTGCTGGTGGCAAAATAAAAGAAACTGGCACAACTTGGTGGGATGCGCCAAATACTGGAGCAACTAACGAAGCTTTACTTAATGTAAAGGGTTCTGGCGGTAGGGCAGGATTAACTGGTGGATTTGGAGATGGCGATAGAGAAATGGGAATTTCGTCGGGATTTTGGAGTAGTGACTTATATCCAGGTTACGGTGAATTGAACGCTTGGTGCGTAGTTTGTGATGCATATTCTTCTGCACTTACACTTATAGTTAACTCAAAAAGAGATGGAATGCCTATTAGATTAATTAAAGAATCGACTAGTTTAATTAATGGCCAATCTGGCACAATGGTAAGTAATGATGGAAAAGTTATCAGAACGATATGTATAGGTACACAGGAATACACGGCGGATAATATTATTGATATTACATTTAAAACTGGAGACCCAGTTAAACTTGTAACGGATAATACTGAATGGAGTAATATGGGAGATCACGCATATTGTTTCTATGGAAATGACCCTACTAACGGATAACACAATAACACAATAACACAAAAGAACCCAAAATTTTGGGTCCTTTAAAATATATTTTCAATGGCTTATGGTTTATAAGGCACTGACCTTATAGTTATTAAAAGCTTTCTTTACAGTGTATTCATTTGGATTAGCAATTTTACTTCCATCTGGAAGAAATGCATTATGGAAAGTAGTAGGATATGTGTAGAAATATGTACCTAAGTTGCTGGTTTTGTCAACAATCTGATTTTGCAATTCAAACTGTGAACCATCATCAAATTTGAAACGTATTCTGTTGTAGCCTATAGAACCGCCTTCAACCGATGTAGTAAATTTCTTTCCAAGTTCAGTAATAAATCCACCAAGCTTGTTATACATTTTCATTTGCCAAGACTTAATAGTTTCTTCGCTTACGCGTTTTGCTCTTATCTTTGCTTTTGTATCATAATCCGGAATAAGTACGTATTTTATTACGTAATTAGTACTCATTTGTTGTTTAACGAAACCTGATAGTGAAGCAAAGAATTGACGATTTTTTCTTTCAAATTGATCTTTATCATTAGTTCCATCAGGGAAAAGTTCTTTAAATCTATCACAAAGCCTAATCATCCAGTTATATTCTTTTTCTTCAATAAATTTTCTGAAGTTTTCAGCAATTTCATCAATTGATTTTTTGATTTCTGGATTAACAGCTCCTTTAATTTTAAGTAATTCTCTGGCTTGTTTCTGTTCTTTGGTAGGATTTAAAATTTCTTTTATTTCCGCAGTTTTGCATGCCAATTCATACCAAGTCATTATGTTCGGGTAATATTTGTCAACAAAAGCTTGTTGGAATTTTTTTGGTGAGGATTTCTCAATCTCTTCAACTTTTCTCTTTACTTCATATAAGCCATATACGTGGAAGAAATGAACTGCTCTTAAGAAGGGGTCTGCATGATTTTTATCAGTAGCTTCGTAAACTGAATCGTAGCCCATTTTCTTGGCTATTTTTTCAAGATCATTTGAATAATCTCTTTCTACATCTCTGTTTCTGTAATCGTAATATTTCGTTACTGCTCCATCAAGATCATTAATTAACCGGGTGAATTCTTTACGATCCATATTAGGTTCATCTTCATCAAAACTTTCAATTTTACCAAGATGATCTAAAAGCTTTATTTTGCCGGCTTTCATTTTCGTTGTAGAAGCTACCAATTCTTCGATAGTTGGCGTGATTGAATCAGATACAGTTTTTGCGTTCATAAACTTTAGTTATTTTGATAGTGTAAAGGTAATATATTTATCTGATAATAAAAAATTTATTTTTAAGATATTTCAATTATGTATGCAATTGTGCATTTTTCTGATTTATAAAGTATAAATTCATCGTTTCTTAAATCAAATCCTCCATGAGCGTATACTGAATCATAACCATCTTTTTGCACTTTTGTGTGACTCAATGATTTACAATCTGAAGTATGATGATGAATATCTTTTTGTTTTCCGACGTTACACTTAAATAAAGCAATGAAACCTGTATCTTGACTTCCACTTGTCCAATAAGCTCCTTTTGTTGACGTATATCCTATTGCTTTTTGCATTTTATTTGCAAAATATAATCCATCTCCGAACATACTGCCTGTGTGTATTGCTCCTACTGGCCTGATCAATAAACTATTTTGAAGTATATGAAACCAATTCTGATTACGCGAACCATGAAAAAGCATTTGTTCCTTTGATGATCGAAGTTCTTTGAAGTGATTATCGTATTTATCTGCTGATGCTTTATGGATTACTTTGAAAATATTTTTTATACGTTTAGCATTTTCTCCAGCTAATGTTTTAACGAACTCAACTTCTTTTCCAGTTATGTGTTCAACAGTGAGACCCATTTGTTCAAGAAGTGATTTTTGTTCAGTAACAGTAACCATTGACGATTCACTTTGATTTTTTAATTTAACCTGTGAAGCCATTACGTCTAAAGTTGATTGTTCATTTCTGATCATCTTTTGAACGTATTCAATATTTTCTGTTGTAGATAACGAATCAACTAAATGATAAGATACCTTTTTCATTTTTCGTGGAATGATACGATAAAGTTCTAAAAGATCATTATTAACGTCTTTAACGTTTCCATCTTTGACAATTTTTAATGATACTCTTCCTAAAATTAATTGAGCTTCATCTACCATTCGTTGAGTTACATTCTCAACCGATACTGAGTAATTTTCTTTTACTGAAATACTTGCGAATCTTTGTAAGTCGATCATTAACTTACGAACCGCAGCGTTCAATATCATTGCTGTAGGGTCTTCACCTTTATTCCCGGCTGAAGGGTCTTTTAAAATTTCTTCATATAAATGAGTAACGTCCTTGTAACCTTTTTTATCACCCGTCTTATGCTCATAGAATTTTTCCCAATCTTTCATCGGGTAAATCTTTTTTTGCCCAGCAGAAACATCAATTGCAAGTTCTCCTTTTATCCTACCCCATTGAGCTTCCCATTCTGTTGAATTAAGTTTAGTCATGATGTAGAATTTGTTGTTGTTACCATCACTTGAAATACATACTAATTTTATAATATTTCTATTGTTGTTCATGTCTATTATTTTAGAATGCAAATATATAACTATTTTCTGAAATAAAAATATTTATTAATTTGTTATTATTTTTTACTGTTATATGGATATATAAATAAAAACGATGAAACAATTTTATACTTATGAACTAATTAATTCTATAACAAATGAGGTTATTTATGTAGGTAAATATCGTTCTCTGTGAGTTATACAAGCGAGCAGTTTTGCTCTAAGATTTTCATAAAGTATTTTCTTGTATTCATAGCCTGTAATTTTTGACAAGCGTTCTTCCATTGATATTGCTTTATCTTCCATTTAAAAATATTTTTATGATGATGAGTATTCCCAATTTCCGCATTTGAGGCATGTGTATGTAACTCCTCTTTCAACCATTCTTTTTCCACAACAGTAACTTCCTGAACCTTCATCTTCATCAAGCTCATCGAACTCAATTGTATCGGGTTCGTAATCGCCGGGAAGTGAAGGCATCCATTCGGAATCATTGATGAATTCAGAAGGTGGGGGTAACTCATCTTCAAGTTTCAGTCCAGCTTGAAATTTTATATTGATGGTTTCTTGTTTGTCGAGGAACTTTTGGAGTTCATCTTTGTTGACAGTTGAAGGTTTGTTTGAACGAGGGTTCTCAACGAGTTTGAACCACTCACTGTGTCCGACATTGTACCCCATTTTCAAACACAAAGGATAACTTCGGCCCGTGAGCTCGATAGGAATGTGAATCTCAGCGCCACTCATTCTGGCGTCAGGATCACCGGGGCGTCCGATGAGGTAAGGGTCTCTAACGACTTCATACACTCCGTTGTAAGCGAAGTAGCTTGAACCTCGTTTACAAATGAGTTGAATAATGTCACCCTTCTTTACGTCGGTCTTGTTCTTTGCTCGTTTGTAGAGCTTTCCGTTGTACTTTATGATTCCTTTCATGGTGTAAATATAAAACAAAAGCGTGATCAAAAAAAATTATTTCAATAAACTCAGGTGATCGATGATGATAACATCTGGACCCGGATTCTTACGGATTATTTTTCCTTGAGCATCTATTGTAAAGTTCTTCTCTACATAATCCTCTATTTCTTCAAGGCTATGCTCAAATGAGTGTTCAAAAAGTGTTTTGCTAAGTTCCATTTTGATTTACTTTATAGTTTTTCCTTTTCCTGTAAACTTACAGAAATCGATAGTATCGTTTATTTGAAACTTTCCAGTAGAGTCACGAAACTTGAAATTACTAGAAGATAGGAAGTCCATGCGTGTCATATTCCAGTTGCCACGGCCGTAATAATTAGAATATACCGGATCAGCAGAAACCTCTATCTCAGTTATAGTCATATATTTTGAGTTGTCTATGGGCGAGTAACTACATGCACTCAAGCCCACTATGATCATTAAGGTGATCAGCCATAGAGTTGTTTTCATAATGCAAATATAAAACAAATGCCCGACCGAAAAAAATTTATTTTCAGAAAGTTTGCTCGCATAAAACTTTAATAGCTTTTTATCAAAAAATTATATTGGAATTGGAGGCTGTAACGGAAATCCAAATGTTTTTGCTCCCGTAGGGACAAAATCTTTATATAAAAATAATAGCCACTGAACATTTGTAGGTTTAAGCATCTCATATTTGGGAAATGTATCTTTAGTAACCGTGAATAAACTTGATGCAGATAACACTTTTTTAAGAGATGAGTAATTAACTGTGGAAGTTTTGATACGTAAATCATGTGCAGACTTAGGAAGCATCATATCTTCACTTGTTAATGACGCTTTATCAATTAAATTATCAATTACTGCTGGGTTAACATTGTCTTCTAAGTTATCAGCAATTTTTATAATTGGCTTAGGATTTTTTGCAGTTATTCCAAAATTTGCAGTATAAGGTTTAATAGATATGGGTAATGTTAAAATAATTTTATCTAAATCATCTATCATTTCATTGATGGTAGCTATTTTTTTATCTATAAGTTTTTCTTCTAGATAAATTGATTCTAATCCAGATATTCCAGATACAGATTTATCCCCTCTTTCTACACTTCTAAGAGCTTGATATTTTTTAGTAAGAGCCCATATATCCAGTTTTGTAGTTAAAAGATTTTTTTCCTCAGTTACAATTGGAGAAATGATAGGAGTTGTGGCAACTTGTGAAGTTAATGGCTTTATAATTAAAGGATTAAGTTCAATCTTTTTTTCGGTGGGAATATTATTAAGATACTCCCATACTATTGTTACGCCAGGAATTGGTATGAAAGGAAGCACATCATATGTGTATATTCCCACATCTTCCCAATTCATATCAAGGTCTTCCCAGTTGATATTGATTTCGTCCCAATTATATTTAAAGCTCATAATCTTGTATTAAACTTTTAGTTATAATATATATAACATAAAACTAAGGCGAGATATGACGTATGATTTAACGGGGAATAAGGTATCACTTACATATAAAAATTTATTACAATATCGCGACGGAAGTTTTTATGATGGAGCTGGAAATGCTGTACCTATAGGCGATGTTTCAACTGCTCCAAGTGATGTTACAAAAGCATATGTGGATAGTTCATTTGCTCTTAGAGACATTTCAATTGCATATTTATCTGTAAAGTTGAATGCATCCATAAATAGTTTAAGAATTTATAATGATGGTTCAATAAGTGCCAGAGATATTTCTATTGCTTATATTTCAGGAAAACTAAACGCATCTATAAATAGTTTAAGAATTTATGTTGATGGCTCGCTTTCTTCTAGAGATAGTTCAATTTCATATCTTTTTAACAATTCTTTAACAAAATCATATGTTGACAGTTCAATAAATGCTAGAGATATATCTATTAATTATCTTTCTGGCAAATTAAATTCATCTATTAACGAATTAAAAATATATACTGACGGATCCTTATTAACGAGAGACGGGTCAATAACATATCTTTTTCATAACAAGTTAGATTCTTCAACTGCTGTTTCAAAAATATATGTAGATGGTTCTCTTTCTTCTAGAGATGCTTCAATTTCTTATCTTTTTGGAAAATTAGATTCGTCAGGCGCAAGTGCAGCTCTTGACCCATCTATTGATTATGAAACATACACCCCAAGAATTTCAGATGTATCTTTTTATTATGACATTAGTGGAAATGTATCAAGTATAATATCACTATCAGCTCTTGGGCAAAAAACTACAAATTTCATATATAACACAATAGGAGACGTTTCTTCAATTTCGATAAATAATTACGGATTTAATCAAAGAAATATAACATTCGATACAGATATCGATGGCAACATATTAAGTGTACACATAAAATAAAAATTAAATGAAATGGCAATACAAACAGTGCCTATAAGTGTAAATGCTGATAATATAATGACTCCACGGTTTATTGCTGTACCTAAACTTTCAACCGCCAGTACAGCGGGTTGTATAATTTCTATACCTACTATGCCATCTGCAACAACGGATATTGCGATGCCGACATATACAGCATGGACAGATGTTGCTTATGGAAATGAAATATTACTTGCAGTATCCAGTTCTACAGGAAATGGAACTAGTACTATAGCAGCATCTTCAGCAAATGGAGGTAATAATTGGGGTTTACGAACTTTACCCGTAGATGCAAGTTGGGGAGGTATAGCTTTTGGAAATGGACAATTCGTAGCTGTCATTGACGGAAGTACTACAGCTGCAAGAACATTAGATGGTATGAATTGGCAAGTTGTGAATCTTGAAAGAAGCGCAAAATATAATGCTATTGCTTATGGTAATGGTAATTTTATAACTTTGGGGTGGAATTCATCAACTGCCCAAATATCTACCGATGGCTCTAATTGGTCTTATCGAGCAATGCCTGCATCTAGAAATTGGGCAAGTTTAGCATATGATTCATGCCTTAATATTTGGGCGGCGGTAGCTTCAAATACAAATAAAGGTGCATATTCATATGATGGTTCTTTATGGATTGAAACGACCATGACAAAAGATACATCATGGAATTCAATTGCTAGTAATAATAGAGGAAAATTTGTAGCTGTAACGAATGCCCTCGATGCTTCAGCAGCATATTCATTAAATGGAATAGATTGGTTAAATACAAATACTTTACAATCAGCAGCAGGAAGATGGAAAACGGTAGCATATGGTGAAAATTATGATCCACTATTTGGTGGTAGATGGGTAGCTTTATCAACTAGCACAAAACCTTCATGGTCAGAAGATGGAATCACGTGGACCGCTTTTGGAGGGTTTAGTAGTGCAAAGGAATATTCAAAAATTATTCCGACATATATTCCTTGGAGATCGAATGATACGTTAGTTATAAATAATAACGCTACTGTTACAGTAAATACTGATCAAGATAAATTCTGGTCAGGTATCACCATAAATAGTGGAACATTAAATATTGTTAATACCTCTACAAATGTTATACGATTTACTACAGGCCGAACTTCTGCACAAGCTCGGCAAGAAATTAGACCAACAAGTGGTCAGGGAATTATCACAGTAAAAGGAGGATGGATTGATTTAAGTACAGGAACTGGATTTCCAAATCAGCAAATTACTACGCCATATACTGATTGGGTTCCGGCGATTTGGGTAGAAACTGGGCAAGATACATCTATATTCGAAATTTGGTTAAATGTTACTGGAGCTTATGGTGGAACTGTTCCAAAATTTGTTGAAGGATTGTCAGCCGTAAACAATGGAGTCCGAGGAAATTTCTTTGTACAACAACCTTCACCAGATCAAGATAATCTGCTTCTTATAAATAATGTGTCAACTAATATTCAGTCTCGTACAATTCTTTTAGATACATCAAAAATTTTTACAGGTGCACATATTACATCAAAATCTAATACTGCTATACCATCAAATACTGTAATTGAAAAAATTATTAATAGCTCTACTGCAACATTAAATACTCCATGCGTGGCGGGTATAGGACAGGTTGATGTTTCAATATATAATCCGTATAGCGCGCAACTAACTAATATTATACAGTTTGGTGATGGTGTATTTGGAAATGTTATTCCATTAGGTGCAAAAGTTAGAATACCGAATATCATGCTTACGTCAGATATACCAGTAGATTTAATGACAAATTCAGCCTCGTTATCAATGTATATTAATATGATTAATGGCGGTAGTATAAATTTAGATACATGTTTAATAGATGAAGCGTTATTAGATTATACACAATCTCAAACTATTAATATAAAAAATGTAGGAGTTTGGAATCTGCCAACATTAACTGAATGCTATAATGTCAATATAAAAAATTATGGAATGAGTTTAATGCCGGCTAGAAGAAATTATTCTCCTACTTTAGGTGGATATGATCGGGCTGGTCGCGATAATTTACGAAACATATTTACAACTGCTACATTTCTTCATAATATGAATATTGATAATTTAGTGGGAGTCGTGAATTCAATGGCGAGTGCCACAGGCACACTGACAGCGCCATATGGTTTGTTTGAAGTGGGATATTCAAATAATTTGAATATAAAAAATGTAAGACTTTATAAATTACAAAATTATATAGCAGGACAATGTGGAATTTTATTGAATCAATATGTAAACGATTCAGTATTTGAAAATATAGAAACTTATGGATTGATGCCATTAACAGCAATATTATCATCTAATAATACATTTAAAAATTTGACATACTCGCATGATATGCGTAATATGACAATGGGCTATTCTGCAGGACAACGTATAGGATATGACCCAATTACTGATAAAGAATTAGTAGATAATACGCCTTATTATTTTAAAGTTAGAAATTTTTTTACGAGAAGTAGAGATGCATATTGGGATAGTTCAGAATTTTCAGCCACACCATTTTTAGCTGACAGATTATTTCCAGAATGGTTTTCAGCATATTGTTCTGCATCAAAAAGTGTAGTATTTGGTTGGCCACAAAGAAATCCATCAGCTACTACTCCCGCATTTGAAATTTATAAAGGCGATGTTAGAGGTTTTACTAAAAATTCGTCTACAAAAGTATTTAGTAGTAATTCTCCATCAGTTGCCCAGTGGACATATACACTTGCTAAACCTACTATGACAGCAGCAGCAGGCAGAACTTTAGTGTTTGATGCATCACATGGAATAACTGCATCGACTGGATCCTTTATTACTGACGGCTATAAAATCAATGATAAACTTATAGTAACGGGAACTAATCTTAATAATAGAAATTACACATTATCTAATGTTTCGACATTAAAACTAACTGTTGTAGAGCCCACTTTACTAGAAACCGCATATTCTTCGCTCGCAACATTAACGGCAGTACACTCTCAAAATAAAATGCTAATAACTGCATCACCAAGCAGACCAATAACATTTCTAGCTACTCATCAAATAAATAGTTCTGTAGGAGATTTTTTAAATCAAGATGGATATCAAATAGGTGATGTAATAGAAATTACAGGTTGTACTAATCCTATAAATAATGGAACTAAAACTATTTCATCTATATCTGCACTTCAAATAGCAGTAACCGAACCTATAGTAACTGAAGCAACCTATACTTCATCTGCAACTATAACTGGAAAGCCAATAAATGACGGCTCAACTTATTATTTTGTACTTAGGAAATATGATTCTTCAATCAATGGAACGATGACGTATCATGATAGCACAGAACAAGAGGTATATGTACATGACCCGAATCAAATTTCAACAAATAGAATTTTACAAAATAATACATTTCAAACTACATGGACTGCATCAAATATTATAATTACTGCAGATCAAGCGCCATCGCCAGTACTTATAATGAATAATGTTACTTCAGACGCAGATCTTTTAGTTGCAAATGCTTCTATGGGAAATATTTCACAAAGATTTGGAACAGCAATAGATGCATCATATACATTTTCCTGTTATATTGCGGGCGAGCCTCTCAATGATGTGAGCATTACAAATGGAGTTATTATGTTAACTGGCGTCGGAAATTCTTCTACAAATTTCACTGTTAATTCATCGTTTGGAAGATTTAGCACTACATTTAGGGCGGATGCTTCATCACTTTTAGCGTCAATTTATATAAAAGAGAATAGAGGAAGACTTTTAGTTGCTGGATCTATGGCAAATTTAGGAGATATCGCTGATCCGCCAATTCCGACCGGTGTTTCTCCGGTAACAAACATTAATAGCACAAGATATCCTATTATAATGAAACCTTATTGCAGATCATATGGTGATGAAACATCTAATTCTGGAATCGAAGTTAGATATCATGCAACTGTTCCAACTGGTACTTTGTGGACTGAAGTATATTGTAGTTCAACAAAAGGATTTTCGCCATCGTTACTAAATAGAGTTGTTAATATAACTAATGCGGGATATCATCCTGGTATCATTAATTTATATAACAATAGTCAATATAATGTAATAAATGGAGTTGATCAACTTAATAAAGCCAATGCTGTAACTTACGGAATAATTTTTAATACTGGTGTAACAAATAATAGGATATTAAACGTTAACACATTTTTAAATTATTCTTTAATTTTAAATTATTTTTACTTAAATATTGGGTCAAATAATAATTTTGTTCATAATTTAAATATCGGTGGATATCCAAATTTTCTTGGGGTATCTCCAGTATATATGGCAGCAAATACATCTGATACCTTAACATTACAAAATATCCGAATCAATAACTCTGATAATCCAATTGCTAGTAATACATTAAATACAATTATAAAAGGAATGTCGGGTGGAAATGCAACGCCAATAGGAACATCAACAATACAATCTTATCAATTAGGGTCAGCTATAGATGGGATGGCCACTTCATATATAGCCGTATATGACTCTATTTTCAATGAGCTTTATTGGAACTCATCAACAGGAGCACTTCATATTAATTTTACTGCATCTATAAAAGATCCAGCTCCTTATAATCTTTTGAGTTCATCCTCACAATTTGCAAATGGAAGACTTTATTTACAGAACCCAAGTGATGGAATAATTTATACATGGCCACATAAAATATATGGAGTTTCTGGATTTAGGTGTGTTCCTAAAACATACTTACAAGATGGCTCAATTTCTACTGTAATGATGCCTTATAAATTAAATGGTTTAGATTTAGGAACTACTAATGATTTACTTGAAGGATTAAATTTAATGTATGATATTGATAAAGGCCCAGGATATACAGGATTCAGAACTTGTACTTCTTCTAATATGTTAGCTGAAACTCTATCAGCAAGCACCGGATTTAATTTGAAACTTAAAATAGAAGCTGTCAAGTTCATGGAATATGGAGCTAAAACTAATCCTTTTGTTATAGGTGAAACTATTAAAGGCGTAAATTCCTCAGCGACTGCCATAGTAAGTAATGTATTTGAGGTATCAGTGGGTTCATTAGTTGGAACAATATGGGTATCAGATGCATCGGGATCATTTCAAATGCTTGAGAATATAACAAGGCTGGATGGCAGTTTAAGAGCTACGAACGTATCAACAAATATATTTGCGTTAGGCCCTTCATTCACTTCATATATTGATGGTGCTCAATTTTATACTTATATCGATCCATCAATACTTTATTCATCTCAAACTATTAATCTTTCAATAATAGTAAAGGATGAAAATGATGTGCCAATTCCTGGTGCATATACATACATTGATGATGCATCATCTACAATTCCTTATATTTTAAACACTTCTACTAATGGTTTAGGTGTAGCAACTGTAGTTTATGATGGTGACCCCGTTACGAATTCAGTATGGCGCGTTAGAAAATATGGGTATAAACCATATAATCGATACATAAATATTGAAAGTATCGATATAGCTTTGCCAGTTACTCTTATAAGTGACCTTCAGACGAACTAAATATATAAAATAAATCATTATGATCAGAAGTGACATATCAATAAATTGGCTATCATCCCCAAGACTTATAACAATAGCATCACCATCAGTTTCTATTGTTATGCAGGATCTTTATGATACTTTAAGAAATGCTGAAACTACGAATATGGATAAACCTATTATTGTAAGTGGTTCAGGAAAAGAACCACTTGGGAACGGAGTTTATGTTGGATTAACTGTGTCACTTTTAAATGCTCAATTAGCTTTTGAAAATAGACCGGGTCCGAGTTTTATACAATGCACTGCAAATGGAGGTAATCTTGTAGCGTTTGATAGTAGTTCTAACTCAATGTCACCAATTTATACTACATCGTATACTCAAATTATTTTGGCAGCATCATCGTCTGCTACATTACAAGAATTAACCACAGTTCAATTTTCAGGTATTGCAAATGAAGTTCTTAAAAAATTAATACCTTTCTTGTTTGCTAAATAACGAATAAATAATAAAATAAAGATTTTTCATGCAATATGTTTTTCCAGATCGTCGTACATACATAACAGCCATTGAATTTAGAAATATGTCTCCAATTCAAAATGTGGAGCGTATGCGGTCATTTAGAGAAGAAGAATTAGTTGGAACTTTTATAAAAAAAGAATTTAAATGGTCCTTTGATAATCTTATCTGGAACAATTGGCAAACTTTTAATCAAGTAAATTTAGCAGCAATAAGTTTTCAAGATTATGAAAACTTTTACATTCATATAAAATATTCTCGTTCATCTGCAATCTCAGGTAATATTGGAAATATATTATTAACCTATGATTCAAATAAGGCCACTCCAAGCTCATCGATTATCGACGCAGACTTATTGCAAGGTGAAAATGGATTATATTATATCAATAATGCGAATCATTTTGGGCCTTCTCATTCCATTAAAATAGAGAATCTATTAGATTCGTCAGGAGCTATTTATGAAGGACGTTTAGATACTTCAGTAGATACTACATTTTATTTAAAAGAAATAAAGGGTTCCGGAAACGTTACTATTTCAAGTGATGCTAATAGTGTTATTCTTGGATTTAATGGTACTATAATTGATGCATCTATAGAGATTTTAGCTGAACAAATAAATGATTTATCTACTAATAAGCTTGACGCAGTTACAAGCACCTTAGCAGGAGAGCATTCAATATATTCTACAGAGGCAAATAATATTGCATATATTAAAGAATTGATAGCTGGTCTTGGAACTACAATAGATTCAGATGCTTCAACAATTACAATTTCAGTTACAGATGCTTCATATTATGCAAGTAAATATTCTGGAACATTTGATGGAACTATTCAATCTAATTATTCTATTCCTGCTACTAGACATTTACTTGGTACAGGCCCATTACAAATAGCAGTTTATGAATTTAACGAACAGATTTACACGGGCGTTTCAATATATGGGAATGGTGATGTATCATTATCATGGGGATTAAATACAATATTAGATACATCATGTAAATATGTAATCACAGGATAAAAAAGAAGTATTTTAACGAATCAGAAGCTGTTTGGATTATGCTAGACAGCTTCGAGGAGTTTCCAGCAGGTAGACAGCTTCGAGCAGTTCAGATCAGCTTTCAAACAGCGGTATCAGACTAGAGTAATAGATTTCCTGGAGAACTAGATATCTATTTTTATGGTACTCACATAAAAAGTTTCACATTTAAGTGTTAAAGTTGTGTTAAAGTTTAAAACTTCTATAATGAATCAACATCATATTAAAAAGAAGATAAATATATTACAGCAATAAACTTTTCTGGACAGTGAAAGAAAAATAATATATATCAATTAATGGCAAACGAATTTAAAATTAAAACCGGTCTAATTTTAGGCCCTCCTGCTACATCACAACCTGTAATTAGCATTCAAAATTCATCTACTTCAATAACTGCAAATGCATCAACTTTTTTAGTATCTGCAAATGCTATACATGAGTATGTCAGTCCTATTTTTGATAAAGATTTTTCTCAAGATTCTTCAATATTTTCTATAAATGCTTCAATATTTGCTATAGAATCATCCCTTGGTGATTATGTAAACAAATCAGGAGATATAATGTCAGGAAATCTTCAGATAAATGCAAGTTTATTTGCAAATGATATTCATACAGACATTTTACATTTAAATACATCTCCTACTGTAGGTTCTTTTGAACCTGGCAAAATCTTTTATGATGTGCCAAGCAAAACAATATCTGCAATGATTGATAATGATGTCACTATGCAGATTGGGCAGGAAGAACTTGTACTTGTTTATAACGGCACTGGTGTAGTGATTCCCAATGGAAAAATGGTTTACGCTAATGGAGCAAATGGCGATATGCCTACAATAGCTCTTGCAAAAGCAGATTCGTTATTAACGGCATTGCCAATTGGTATGACTACTCAATCCATTCCTAATGGACAAAGTGGTCTTGTTACTAATAGAGGTATCGTACATTTCGTAGACACAAGCTCATATACACCTGGGAATTATTTATATTTAAGCCCATATATCGCGGGCGCGGTTACTGAAATTGCTCCTACTGATACGGATCATTATTTAGTTATATGCGGAAGAACTCTTATTAATGCAAGCATAGGTAGTGTATATGTAAGACAAATCCTTAATAATCGTCTTACCGACCTTACAGATGTTGCAATTAATAGCCCAGTTACTGATCAAGTTCTTCGTTTCAATGGAACTGAATGGGTTAATGGAGCTCAATTGGCAGTAAGTGCAGGGAGTGGAGTAACATTTTTCTTGGATGAATCATATGTCCTTCCTCCAGGAACTGGCCCTCAAACACTTCCACTTCATGTATTATCAAAAACCCCTATAACGACTACAGAGATAATAGATAGTGTATCAGTCAATAATACAACTAAATTGATTGATATGTATATGTACAATACTTCTTTAGGAGGTACGCAAATAGATGCAGGTAAATGGGAATTTAATAATTATTGTTATGTTTCTTCAGATACAAGTATTTCTACAATTCCTGTTACTGTTCGTAATGTAGAAGCCGGGTCTGGAGCCGTTAGCATAATAGGTTCAGGAACTTCTAGAACTGCAATATCAACAGATGCTCCTTTTGCAATAGAAAAAATAACGAATATAGCAGATAGAGAGTTTACAAGTGATACAGGGTTTTGGCAATTGTCATTTAGTTCTATAAGTGATGGTAGTCTAAATATATCAGGTTTGGGAGATGTAAGTAAGAATAATTTATTAACAATAGGTAAAACTTATATTATAACATATACCATTTTAAAAATAGACGCCATCTTTCTTCAGTTTGCATGTTTAGTGGGTAATACCTTTGGAGAAATTGTAACTAGTGCGGGTACTTATACTGACACTATTGTCTGTAATGGTAACACAAATTTTTGGTTTAGAATTATCTTTGGTGTGCCGTCTAATAGCGTAATTATTGACAATGTTTCTATAAAGGAATTAAATACAGATTTTGGAAATGCCGATATGACACTAGCTGGCCTTTTGCAAACTCCAAAAGCTATATTTAAAATATCAAATGTAATCGATAGTTCTTCTGCAACAGTCGAAACTCTTTCAACATATACAAATGAATCTTCAGTAGGATACAATCTTCATAAATTTTTATTTAATGCGATACCTGCTCCGATTGTAAATACAACTGTGGGTTTAACTACAACACTTACAGTTCAACCTGCATTTCCAATTCAATCCCCTAATAAATTATCAGTAGGTTATTACGCTCGTAGCACTGGAGATGTGTCGATTTATCTTTATCATAATGGAACTGATCATTATACAAATTTTGTAACTCCATTAGCTATTAGGCATAATGATTTATCGGGTATTCAAGGTGGAAGTGGTTCTGGAATTTATCACTTAGATTTAATAAAATATAATATAGTACAAAATACATTAGGAGTAAACACAGGTGACCAAAATTTAAGTGGATTAGTGCCTTACACGGGTGCAACAACAGATGTTGATTTAGGAATTCGTAATTTAACTATAGATACAAGCACATTATTTGTAAACTCATCTACTCATCAAGTTGGGATAGGCACAACTACACCAATAACTAAATTAACTGTAAATGGAAGCATCGGTATTTTAGGAAACGGGGGCATTGATATGTATAATACTGCCGGCTCTCTTACGGGAAGACTAACTAATAATGCTGATAGATTTAATTTCTATGGATATTGGAGCACTGCATTTTCTGACTATTTAGGTGAAATCATGAGACTTCAGGCAGGCAAAGTCGGTATTGGAACAATATCTCCGTCTGAAGCTCTTCATGTTGTTGGCAACGGCCAATTTAATGAAACATATCCGTATATCAATTTAAAACCTACAGCATGGTCATTACCATTTTATTTTCAATCTGGCACATCAGAATTGGCTACTGCTTCAAGTAGTGACTATACTGTATTTTTAAATCCGGCCGGCAAAGGTTTCTCGTTTAATCAACAAGGTGCGCCTCGTATACTTATTTCTCCAAGTACAGGATATGTTGGAATCGGTACTTCATCACCTCAAGAAAAATTAGATGTAAGTGGAAATATTCAATCATCTCTTAAAATTAATGCAGGAAAATTCGGATTATATGCAGGCCTTGGTGTATATTCATCCGATGTAGACTTACCTATAATTGCTGGTAATAATGCAAGTTCAATATCAAATATAATATTTAAGACTAATAATGGCGGATCAGTTACTGAAAAGATGAGAATTGACTCGTCAGGAAATATTCTCATTTCTCCACTCTCATATTCATCTGAACTTGTAGTAGGACCTTCAATGCAATTTTCAGGAACTGGATTACGTATTGGAACTGCCAGAAGATTAAATTATATAGAACCTTTAATATCACTAAGATTATCAGGCGTTGATGGTGCAGATACATTTAAAACTCCTTATGCAATGACAGGAGGAGGAAGTGGATATTCTGGTCTTCATTTAAAATACAACGGTGATGTAGCATTTTACGCTGCAAAAGGTGATGTAAGTGTAAATCAGATTGTCACACCCCCCACGAGATTATTCATTGATGGTAGTTTCGGATATGTAGGGATCGGCACTGGCACTCCAACAGCTACATTACATATAGTAAGTGACACTGGTGGTGGCAATAGTGGCATTAAACTTACTATGAATGCACCATCCAATTACGGTTCAATAGATTTTCAAACTTCAAGTGGAGTAATAGGACAATTTGTAACAACTGGACATACTTTCACTAATCAAAGTTTTAAGCCCGATTCAGTATATTTAACTAATTCATATATTGATGGGCATATTGGTTTTGCTTCTTTCGGGGCAAACGGTTATATAAAGTTTCTTACAGGAGGTTTAGCAGATGCTAATGAAAGATTACGTATTACAAATACTGGCAACGTTGGTGTCGGAACATTAAATCCCTCTACTAAATTTCATGTCTTTGGAGTTATTTCTGCATCTGGTGGGGATTCCTCTATGTGGAATACTGCATATAATTTATCAATACTTAATCCAAGTGATAACATATTTCAATGGGATGTATCTAAAAGATTATATGCTCCTTATCCAGCTAAAAAAACAACTGATCCTGGAATTGCATATTTTTATTCTGCGGGTCTTGACCCATCTTTTCATGGTACACTTAAATTAGATGGTATTTTATCAGCAACACAATTTTCATCATATACTGAATCAACTAATGCATTTTATGGAAAAACTATCTCCGGTTTTGGACTTTATGGTGAAGCTACTGTTGCCGGAACTGGTGTTTATGGCAAAAGTATATCTGGGACAGGTGTAGAAGGATTTTCATCATCAAGTTTTGGAGTAAAAGGACAAAGCTCATCATATTATGGAATTTATGGAATATCTGGAACTGGAGTAGGTGTTTTAGCAACAAGTACATCTGCTGAAGGTTTATCAGTAGGAACAAACCCAGCAACTACTGATGTCGCACATAAAGCGGCAATATTTCAACGTGCTACCTCAAATCTTCCAGCAAATGGAATAGGCCAATATATTTCATTTGAATGTGAAGTATCTGCTAGTTATATACCCGAAGTTGCTAAATTTGGACAAGTGATGATTGATGTATCACGATTTGGATTTGTTTCAGGATTCGAATGGTCATTAGCAAATTCAGCAGTTATTACAAGAAAAATGGCGCTATCAGGTACTGGAAAATTAACTCTTGATGGATATGGGAGCGGCAATCAAACTGGTGTATCAACAAGATCATTAAATGTTGATGGAAGTGGAAATATTATTGAAGTTGGAGTACAAGTGGTTGGGCAAACATATAACATTAAGATTATTGATGATGTAACAGTTTTACAAATAGGAGATTCTCAATTAATATTTTGTATTCCTGATAATGTAAATAATTTTAAACTAACTACTTGCGCAGCATATGTAACAACATGTTCTTCAAGCGGACTTCCAACAATAAAATTTAGGAATATAACAAAGGCAACTTCATTTTTAACAACGCCTTTAACAATTGATGCTAGTGAATACACAAGTTTCACTGCAGCAACACCAGTAGTTATAAACGCTTCAACAAATACAATTAACACAGGCGATTTAATTGCAATAGACGTATCAACTGCAGGTTCTGGAGCTAAAGGATTGGGTGTAATTTTAACATTTAGTTAACATGCGAATAATTAAAAATATAACTCGAGGCTATTATAATTGGCTTAGATACATTTTCAATAAAAAATATAGAGTAAAAATAAAAGAACTGGCATCTAAACGCATAAAAATTTGTGAATCTTGTCAGTTCTTTTTTAAATACTCAAGAAATTGTATGTTGTGTGGATGCTTTTGTGACATAAAAGTTAAATCTGATTTTAAATTAGATCACAATGAGATAAGTATTGACGGTTGCCCAGAAAGAAAATGGTAAAGCGACCAATACATATGAATATATAAAATAAATTACATTAAATGGCAGACTGCCCTGTTAATAAAGATAATCTTTCTGCTGCTAATCCAGCTTTAAGCGCTCCCACATCATCCATAATAAATAATGATGCAAAGGGAATTGCTGGTGGTTTAGGAAGTGGAGCTTCGTCTTTTTTCGATATTAATAAAATTGTTACTGCTGCACAACAATACACGGCACTTAATGGTCTTGCGAATGAATTATTTGGCTATGGTGTTAAATGGTTCCGTGCAGTTCCTCAACAACGTTCAAAAGATGTCATATTTCAAGAGTATACATTATCTAATGTAGATGAATGCCCTATTGATATAAAAGTAATTATTGCTGCTGGCAATATGCCAGATAGTAAATACACATACGATTTAATGGGTCTGGAATATGAAGTCCCTCTAGAATTTCAAATTGACAAATTTTACTGGGAAAGTAAAGTTGGATTTGGAACAGCTCCTCAAAAACTTGATGTAGTTTATTTTCCAATTGAAAACAAATTATATGAAGTTGAATCTACTTATTTATTTAGAGGATTCATGGGTCAAGAAACTTCATGGAAAATTAACTTGAAAAAATACCAACCAAAATCTTCAAGAAGAGAAAGTGTTGCTTTGCAAGAAACTATTGACAATTATACTGTTAGTGTCGAAGAAATTTTTGGAACATCAATTAGCAATGATATAAAGAAACTTGTAGATGATACACAATTTAGTCAATTCAATGGAACATCAAAGGATAAATTTAAAAAGATAGATACTGAGTTGAAAACTATAACGCAGGAAATTAGCATCTATGGCACTGTTGTTGCTCAATCATTTTATGATATGGCATCTCCGGTTTGGTATGATGCTGTAACATATAATGAAAGTGATCTTATAAATACTACATCTGATAGAAGTTTAACTGCATGGATACAGCCAAGAACTCCTGTATCTGCTCCAAAAATATACAATGTTACTTCAATTACTCCTATTTTGTCAATTGACCCGCCTCACGGAAAATCTAATTACTCAATTGTAATTGATACTAATCAAGGCTATGATGCCATTGAATTGAATAGTGCAGTCATTATTTCACGTCCAGGTGCTCTTAATTTATACGCAAAAATTATAGAAATTGGAACAAACCCGCTAATTCTTTATTGCTTAATAAATCCGTTTGTAATTGAAGATTTAAATGCTATTAAAACTGATTGGACTACACAAATTGGCTATAAATTATATGTCAATGAGCCGATTTCTATTTTAGATGGTATTAATGACTTTGGCGATCACGTACTTTCAGTTAACATATATGCTAATCAATACATTGCCATAAATTACGGGCACGCTTATTCTAATGATGATGCTTATGTCATTAGAATGGACGATAAAATATTAGACAATGAATGGTATGCATTTGTAATAAATATTGGAAATAGTTGGAAACAATATAGTGTATATGTTTGGAAAAAACATGAGACTGATAAGAATGAAAAACTACAAAATGTTTATTATGAAACACTTAGAATGTATCCAGAAGATATAGCAATTGATAGTTATACGATTAATAAATCTAATGCATATTTAACTAATCTACGATTGTATAACACTACAATCGAAGAAGAAAAACAGGCAAAAGAACTTCTTTCATACTTTACAAAAGACTCTGATCAAATTATCATTAGTGATAACTGTGATCAAATAATGAAAATTCCGTACATAAACAAATCGAGATAACAAGCGAAAGCTTTTAAAATAACAAATTATGAGTATTAAAAAAGATAGAGATGATCTTGAGAAAATGCTAAAAAATTCTCCTCAAGATATCAATGAAAACGTTCCTTCTGAAGAACAAATACCCGGATTACAGGGTGAACCTCTTATCGGTGTAAATTTTATAGACCTAAGAGAAGAATGCCAGATAGAAGCGCATAAAATGATAACAAATGCTATTGCATTTATGATACCACCAGAAATGATGGAATCAAATGAATACATCAAAGATAAAATCAACATGGATGTCATGTCGTTATCAGGAATGGTGTATCAACTTCGAACTAACGAAGTAGTTCAAAGAACATTATTAGAGCAAATTAATAAAGGCATGGCTCAACCTCGTATGTTTGAGGTGTTTTCTGGTATGTCAAAAACTATAAGTGAACTAAATAAACAATTGATACAAACAATCGAGGCATTAAAAGAAACTTATAAAGGATTTAAAAATGATGTTAAAGAAAGACAAACAGAAGCATTAGGACCAGCTTCATCAGGACCCACTGGAATGCTCACAACTGGCGATGGAAGTGTTGTAACTCGAGGTACCAAGGAATTAATCAATAACATTAAAAAAATAAAAAAGGATCAAGCAATAGATGATGCAAATCTTGTGTCACCTCTTAATATTTAATCATGGAATCCCCTATAGTCTGGACTAGCATATTAGTTCAACAATCAATGGACAAGTTAAGAATGGGTATACCCACAAACTTGGCGTGTTTTTGGGGGTCAGATATTGAATTAAAAGCACCAGAGCTTTTAGTTAAATTAACACCAGAGGAAATTGATGAGTTTGATAAATGCTCAAATGACATAATATATTTTGTTGAAAAATATTGTCGTTTTCTTACAGATAAAGGAAGACGAACAGTTCCTTTGAGATCGTATCAAAAAAGAATTCTCAGAGCATTATCAAAAGAAGAATATAGCGAAACGTTTGAAGATTTAATTCCTTCTATTCGTAATATGATCATGATGCAGAGCAGACAAAGTGGAAAATGTTTTTTTGATGGTCTGGTTACATTGCAATGGCCTAATGGAAATATTTATAGAGTCCCAATTAATATATTTTATTATATGAAAAAAGGTAAATTGTCCGTAATTGAAAAAATAAAAGTAAAACTTTATATGTGGAAATATATAATTGAAAAAGAATAAAACTTCATAAGTGTGTATGTATATATACTAAAATACTATCATTATGAAATACACATGTTATACTGTCATAAACCAATCACTCAATGAATCTTATTTGACTGCTGGTCGCGGCATACTTAATTTAAAAAAGTTTCGCATTCAAAATAAATTACTACTTAATAGATTAAAAGAATGTGCTCATGAAGTGCGTATAATACATGTATGTGATTCGTTAGATGAAACATTACAGTTTCTTAAAGACAATGAACGAAACTATACCACAGTATTCAGAATTGAGAAAAAAATACCAGTAATTGATAAAAATGGAAATTCATTATCAGTATATGCTGATGATGAAAGATTTATTTCGGGTGAGTTTAAATCCATTCATAAAGATTATATCATAGTAAAAGATGCATCAAACAATAAATCATGTATATCGAGATATTCCGTTGAATATCTCAGCGGTAAATATGTGGGCATAATGAAAAATACTGTATGTGTAAAAAATTTAGATGGTACTCATAATAAAATATCAACAAATGACCCTGATTATTTATCGGGGAAATTAAAACACATATCATCTGGAACTGTAGTTGTAAAAGATTCTAATGATGTGAAATTTAGAGTTGCTAGTACAGATAAACGAATAGGATCCGAATTATTTTATATCAATTCCGGAAAAACATTTTTGCAATCAATAGATTGCAAACGACAACTAAATTTAAATGAAAAATATCAAAAAACTTATTCAGATTTTCCTTTTGTTTTTAGATCGCTTAAAAACGATTTTCTTATTAAAGACTATTGTAAGCATGGTGATTTAAAAATACAGAAACGTGAATTTAATTTCATATATAAAAACAGTAATATAAAAATATATTGTCCGAATTGCCGTGAAGAATATTTAAATAATTTAGTACAATCTGAAAATCAACATATAGATAATCGTAAAACATTAGAAACTTTATCCCAAAACGGAACCATAACATCTTATTTTAAAGAACAATTTTTAAAAACATATTATCTACAAATTTATTCGTCTATTTTACAATATTCTGCAGATACATTTATCGAGAAATTATTTCAATTTAGAAATAACATAAAAACTTCACCATACTGTCAATTTAAAGACTGTAAGTGCAAAACTACATTTTCAAAAAGCGCAAAACATTATAATCTTTATTGTGACAAGCATAAATTTACATTTAATACATCTATTAGTGAAAATGAATTATTTGATTATATCACATCATTATATAAGGGTACTATTATTCGCAATGATAGAAGTATATTAAGTAGGCGAGAACTAGATATTTTTATACCCGAATTGAATATAGCTTTCGAATATAATGGTTTATATAATCACTCTGATATATTTAAAGAAAAAAAATATCATTATAATAAATTTAAAGATTGTAAGAATAAACACATCGATCTCATAACTGTATGGGAGGATGACTGGCATAATAAACGAGATATTGTAAATTCAATTATAAAAAATCGTCTTGGAATAAATAATTTTCGAATTGGAGCGCGTAAAACTGAATTACGTGAAGTTGCATTTAATGACGCAAAAGAATTTTTAAACATTAATCATATTCAAGGTAGTTGCGCAGCATCTGTTAGATTAGGATTGTATTATGATAACAATCTAATATCATTAATGACATTCGGAAAAAAGAGAATGATAATGAAATATAAATCGTCAAAAGACACATATGAAATGATAAGATTTTGTAATAAATTAGGATTTTCTATAAGTGGAGGAGCATCAAAACTTTTTCATTATTTTTTAGCCAATCATAATGTAAAAGAAATAATTTCATATTCTGCTTCAGATTATTTCGATGGCAACTTATATTTAAAACTTGGCTTTATACAAAGTAATGATAGCATAGGATACTGGTGGGCAAAGGATGGAATTAAATATCATAGAAGTAATTTTATGAAACATTTATTAATAGATAAATCAAAACCTGTTGATAATATAATGAAAGACAATAAATATATGAAGATATATAACTCAGGTAATATAAAATGGATATATGAAGCAAGGGCTTAAATATGTTTTACTTTTTTTGATTCAACTTATTGAAAAATGGGAATATAGACATATGTCTCTTGATGAAAATAACATCCAGAAAAAGATACTTGATACAATTATTTTATCAAATTTTAAAATTGAAACTCCTCAAGGATTTAAGCCTGTTAAAGAAATACACAAAACTCAACCATATCATTTATGGAAAATTGTAACACAGAATGGACTTTCATTAGAATGTGCAGACACACATATCTTATTTGATAACATAAATCAACAAATATTTGTAAAGGATTTAAGAATAGGGCATTACATTCAAACAAAAAGTGGTTTAGATAAAGTATTAAGTATTAAACAGTTACCCTTTAAAGTGTCAATGTTTGATGTCACAGTTGATAGTCCTGAGCATGAATTTTATAGCAATGATATAGTTTCTCATAATACAACTACCATTGCTGCCTACTTTGCATGGTATTTATGTTTTCATAATGATAGAAACTTAGCTATATTGGCTAATAAACAAGCGACTGCTTTTGAAATCGTAAATAAAGTTACAGACGTATTTAAAGGACTACCATTCTTTTTAAAACCAGGCATTGTAAACATAGGATCAGGAGGAATGCGTCTTGATAATGGGTGTTTCTTGACATCTCAAGCTACTACAAAAACTGCTCAAATCGGTTTTACTATTCACGTACTTTATGCTGATGAATTTGCTCATATTCAAAAGGGCATTGCAGAAAGTTTCTGGAGATCAGTTTATCCTACACTTGCTTCATCTGAAATTTCACAATGTATAATATCTTCAACTCCTAACGGAACAGAAAATGTATTTTTTGATATTTGGGATAAAGCTCAAAGACTTGAAAACTCATTCATGTCAATAAGAGTTGACTGGTGGGAAGTTCCAGGGCATGATGAAGAGTGGGCAAGGAAAATGAAACGAGATTTCGGCGAAAATAATTTTGCACAGGAATTCGGTCTTGATTTTGATAAAACAGGCTCAAATCTTTTACTTGCTGCAAGTGATCTTGCATTTATGAAACGTATTGAAAGAGAATATGAATTTCATGAATTGGGAAATATAAAAATTGATGAATTGCTTTACAGAAATTTAAAATGGCATCCAGATTTTGACCCAAATCAAGAATTTTCAAATAAATTACATCGTTTTGTATTCAGCATTGACACAGGAGAAGGCAAGGATATTGACGAAACAAAAGACAATGATTATAATATTTGTGATATATTTCAGATTGCTCCAAAGAGTATTGCTCAATTAAAAAAGCTCAGAATGGACGAGTTAACCATCAAGAATATGTTCAAGATAATCCAAATAGGGTTATATAGGGATAATATTAAAGATGAAGAGAATTGTGCTCAGGTCACACGAGGGCTTGTGTTCGATCAAATAGGAGATGCGCTTTCAAAGGTTCTTATTGAAATGAATTTTAATGGAAAATACTTTTTAGATAAGTTTGCAACTCATGATAAATTTGAAGAATCTTGTGTATTACACACATATCATACGAAGCCTATCACCGGAGAAAAAGCTCCAAGGAAAAAAGCAGGTTTTAAAGTAGGCTCTGATAAAGATTTTTTCTGTAAACTTGGAAAACGATTAGTCAATCAGAAAACAATGTTTTTAAATGAAATTGAAACTACCAAAGAATTTAAAGCATTTGGCAAAGCAAAAAATGGAAAATGGAAAGGGTTGGGAGTTCATGATGATATTGCAATGAGTGCTATTAATGTAAGTAGATTAGTTGAAGAAACTGAATATGAAGAATGGCTATTTGACTTTTTAGAAGAAATGGAAGATACTCCAGTTAAAAGACTTATTAATCAGCTTCTTGAAAAATTCGAAGAAAATAGCGATTTAGACGATGGAGAATTTAATACTATGTATGAAGATGATGTGCCATTTAATTTACAAAATGTGACGCCACTCAATGAACCTCGATATTCACCAAGTTCTACATTTGGCAAAGGACAAACAAATTACGCAACACCATGGAATAATAGTTAATTTGTTAGAATTCTTACTGAATATATAAATAAAGAATCAAATTTCTCAATGAATTTT